TAGAGAGCCCAAGGACGGTATACGACTTCCTGACTTGGGCCAAGTCGAACAACTGGTTTGAGATTAACAGAGTTACTCTCGCCAGGGAGGACCATCAATTCATCGAGGAGCGCTCCTATCTTCTGCCTTCTGGACATATCGTTGATGTTGTAATGACGGAATGTGGAGAGGACATGGGGCTCATCTCCAGTATCAGTCCAGTCAAGTAACTTGGAGGGCTGTATGAGCTTGTGCAAGGCAATCTACTACGGAAAGGAGAAGAGGGAGCCCTTTCGAGGAAGTAAGGCCTTCGATTATTCATGCTGCAATCACAAAAGTTGTGTATATTGCAGACAGAACCGTCTGTACCAGAGAATAAGGGCTGAACAAGCGTCTGAAGAGGAGATTGTAGAATATTTAGGAGTCTATCCTAGAAATAGGAAGGCTCGAGGTGGATAGGACAATGAAGACATTTCGTTTGACAGGTGTTATGACATTTGATGCAGAGAATATCGATGATGCGTTCACAAAGCTTGCTGAGCATTTCAAGGCATTGTCTGAAGGTGAGGATGACATGTTGTTTGTCTTTCCTACAAGTTTTGAGATAACCTCTACAGAAAAACCTACAGAAGATGAGTAGGTTTACATTTTTTCTATTGAGTAGTATAATGACTACAACGTACTAAAAGGAGGTCTCTACTGATGTACGGAAATCTTCAGGAGTTCGCAAGTACGATGGCCCAAATGAAACGAAATGGCCAGTCGTTGCGAGACATCGGAGAGCACTTCGGTTGTTCATATGAACGAGTACGTCAGATCCTCAATTCGTCTCCAGAGTCCACAGAGCTCGATCCTCTTTTGATAACCTCTACTGAATTGTCTGAAATGTTCGGAGTTTCTCAAGATACTGTCCGAAAGAGGCTGCACAGAGCTGGTATACGATCGATGAACCTACCTCGTCAGAAGACAATTTATGATCGAAGGCAGGCGATCTCTGAGATGTCCAAATATAAGATCTGTCGTGTTTGTGGCCGTCCTATACCGACATCGAGTATGAGAAGGTCCTATTGTTCTGAACATTGTAGTGAGGTCGGATTGAGAAGGCTTCATATCAACGGTCGATTTCGTGAACTTCATAGGAGAAAGGGCCTGAAGATTCCTCCTTCTGTTGATTATGTTGCTAATTCGGGCCTTCTAGCCTATAGGAGGAGGATCGTAAATAAACCTTAGTTAGGAGGAGATTATGAATTATAGAGTTTATAAACTGAAAGTTCAGTCTGGAGATTGGCAGGTATGGCAAAGGGTAGAGCCATCTGCTGGAGATGCAGAGTTCATTGAGGTTCAGTATCGAGGTGACAAGGTCTATATTGTTGGTGTATGCTTAGGAGATGTGATACGAAGCGCTGCAGGTCATCCTAATGCTGCGATGATGGACTTTGATGAACCTCGAGCGTGCTGGCCAGCTATTGAGATATTGCATGACATGTTCCTCCAGGTAGCTGAACAAGATGAGCCTGTACCATATGGGCCGACCAAGAGGCCGTAGCAAATCAACTATGCAAAGGGCAGAAAATACGAAAGATTCATGGAGGAAATATAATGAGAAAGATCTTTAGTAATTCTATTACAGAAAAGTTTCTTGACGAACTGAATGAATTCTTTGAAGGTAAGGTTTCTATTAAGCTCTACGAACCGAGGAATCTCAATGGGGATCGTTACGGTATACTCGATGTGACTGCTGGCAAGCGGACATTGAGAATTTCATACGAGCTTGGTTGGTTTGAAGTTGCTGGTAGCGAAGAAACTACTGATACCACAGACGACTCCATCCAAGGAGATGAAATGGAGTTAGAAAAGCCTGAAATTCGGGCTTGGATTTATAAGGACCCTGAAGAAGTCTCAGAAAGACCTGAAATTAGAGTTTGGTGTCATCCTCACTTTCTAAATCGCAGAGGAGATGACTATTGTGAAGTGTTCGACAGCTTTACCGATGCATTTCGCTTCATAGCTAAACATCCTGAAGCAGAGCGATTTCCTATGATTGCTTTCAAAGAGAAGGAGATCGACCTGTTTGGTGCTGTTGGAAAGGACGACGTATGATTAGTTTTGTTTCTGAAGAAGTGGCAAAGAATTGGGGCATTGATGAGATTCCAGTTTTTGTGGTTCCAACAAATGGTCATAAAAAGGGTATTTGGATGGTGCAAACTAAACGTACAAAAAAGTTAGTTGAATGTCCATGGGTGAAGTACCTGTTCGAGCGCTATAGGATTGTTTTTGACAGTTGAATTTTCAATTCAGTCTTGCGAAGGGCAAATATTACAATGGAGGATGGAATGTAATGAATAATTTTATTGAAGAGTTCAACAAGTTTTTTGACGGCAGCGCTCATATTGAGATTGATGGACAAGGGAGACTAGATATAACAATCGGTACACAGACGATGTTAGTCTCCTTAAACATTGAAAAGGCTCTTCTTGATTCTGCTGAAGTCCTTGGTGTGCAATCCAAAGAGCCACCTCTAACTATAGACGATAAGGTTCGCAATCATTGTAGGGACCTGCTTAGAACGTGTTCAACTAACTGGAGAAAAATTGGAAAAACAGAAATTAGAGTCTGGTGTCATCCTCGTTATGTAGGCCATAAAGGAGATCCCTACTATGCAGTGTTCGATAGCTTTGCAGATGCGCGGCGTTTCATAGAAAGGTCTCCTGAGGCTGAGCCCTTCCCTGAAGTTGTCTCCAAAGGAAAGGAGAGTGACTTGTTGAGTGCTGTTGGAGAGAGTGACAAGGAGTAATATGTTTTATGGAGAGTGTTCATGTGGTCTGACCGGAGGCTGTGAATTCTGTAATCCAACCAGCCGTTCTCAAGACCAACTATACATCGAACTTATTAGACAAGGATTGGATGAGTCGGAGAGGGGACTTGTAGTTCGCCTTGAAGATGTGAAACGCGAATTAGGTGATGATGAATATTAACCGAACTAGGGGCTATGGCGTAATGGTAGGCGCAGCGGCCCTCAAGCCGCTTCCAAAACGGAGTGCAGGTTCGAATCCTGCTAGCCCCTGCTGAAGAAGGTTACAACATGAGAAACGACTGGATGTATGAAACATGCGACCAATGTACAAGAGAGCAACGTATTGCATGGCACGTGTCTGATGAATTATGGAACAGCGTAGTTATTCCATACTACAGGAATCGAATACTCTGTCTTGAATGTTTTCTCAGGATGGCAGATGATAAAGGAGTGATAATTGAGAAGGAAGATGTTTGTATCGAAGGATACATCCAGCGAGCTTATGAGACAGTAAGTCTAACCAAGGCTAAGGAGATAGCTCTCAGAATCCTTGAGGAGGCCGAAAAGGAGCGTTTGCAAATAGCGGAGGAAGAAGCTCAGCGAGGGATAAACTGGGAAGAATCCAGTTAGACAAGTAAATTACTAGGAGGAAAGCACATGAGAAGTCAAGGAGAGGTCTATAATAGCCCAGTAGAAGTCCTAGGTCCAAAGGTACCAAAAAAGGCACAATCCTTTAGAGTAGTACACTACAAACCATATCGATTCGTAGATGTAGTAGTGCTGTTTAGTGGTTCTACTCCTGTAGCACGAGGAATCTCTGTTTGTTCTCCTCGTGATTGGTATAATCCAGATGTAGGGCTTCGCAAGGCCTGCGGTAGAGCAGTGAAGGCAGTCATGAGCGAGTGTAGTTCTCTTCCAATACATGCTCACAGATTCTATCTTCCATATGGAGATCGACTCCTTCTTGCAACAGAGGAAGGAAAGTTCAAAGCTGAATACCTTCCATACGTAGATGTTTGGGTTCGGGCTCTAAATGTCAACGCACAACAAGATGTGATTAGTTGTGATGAAGACGAAGAGAACACTGGCTCGCAGTGGCAATTGGCTATTTCACTTTAGTTTTACATAATGGCAACAATGTGATACAGTATTCTCCTCGGAGATCAAGGAGGTGTACGATGAGTAGAAAATCCGCTCAACTCTTTCCTTCAGTTCATGCTGAGGCCACAAAGGCTCGAAATTACGAAGGAGCGCCGACGTTCAAGAGGAGTGATGAAGAAAACCTTCTGAATGTCCTCATGTTAGGAACGCTTGAGGATACCTTCTATGTAGATAAGACTGACCTAGTCGATCAAGCATCTGCACTGTTCGATCAGTTTCGGAAGAAGGACCCTGAATTTCTTGCTAAGGCCTTGGTCTATGCGAGAGAGAATGGCTTTATCCGAATGGCTCCTATACTCGGTCTTGTCTATCTGTCTCTTGCTAATGACAAGACCTACTTTCACTCTATTTTCCAACGAGTTATTCGTACTCCTAATGATTTGAGAGACTTCGTTCAAATAGTTCGAAGCGGTCAGATCAGAGGAATGGGTCGAACGGTTAAGGATGCTGTGAATGCCTTCCTTTCGACAAGAATGTCTGAGTATTGGGCTATCAAGTACGGGTCCAATTCTCAGAATCCGTCTCTTCGAGATATTTATAGGATGACTCGTCCTGTTTTGACTGGAAAGGCACAAGCCATCGCTAGATATCTCGTAAAGGGAGAGTTTGATGTTTCTCAGTTGAGCCAAGTGTCATACTTTGAGGCCCTTAAGAGTGTTGAAACTGAGGACAATGCAGTGTATTGCATAGAGAGAGGAGCACTTCCCTATGAGGTTGTGACGTCTCTTGCTCCTTCAACAAAGAAGGTATGGACTGCTCTTTTGTATCAAGCTCCATACATGAATCTATTGATGAACCTCAACAACTTCCATAAATATGGAGTCTTTGATGATCCGAAGAATGTCGACTATGCAGTCAAGTACTTGGTTGATAATGTTGAGAAGTCGAAAATCTTGCCATTCAGGTTCTTCTCAGCCTATAAGGCGCTGAACGTAGACAACAATCGAATAATTGAGGCTGTCTCGGAAGCATTGGAGAGGTCATTCGTCAATTTGCCTGACATTGAAGGAAATGTGCTGATAGCGAATGACATCTCTGGGTCTATGAATTGTGCAATGTCGAATCGAGGAACCACTACCTATGCAGAGGTTGCAGGTATCTTTGCAGCGGCATTGTTCAAGAAGGCTGGAGACCACTCCAAGATAGTCTCGTTCAATACGCAAGCTCTTGGAAGAACTGTAAACCGAATGACTCCAATGCTTGATATGGCTCGAATGATTTCAAGCGGAGGAGGAGGTACTGATCTTAGTGCTCCTCTACAGTTCATGATGAATAATCGTCACTTTCCTGTAGATGTAGGAATTTTCATTACTGACAGTGAGAGTTGGGCTTCGTACGTGTTTAAGCACAAGACTGACAAGAGCGTCATTGAGGAATACAGAAGGACTGTTAATCCGAATTTCAAGGCGTTCTTCATTCAACTTGCGCCATACACGCATGCTATAGTACCTAATAACTATCCTGGATGTTACTACATCTATGGTTGGTCTGAGCAGATCCTTCAATACATCACTACGATCCTTAATGGCGGAGAGACACAAGTTTCTCAAGTAAGGAAGTTGGTGATATAATTGGAGTGTATGAGGTGTGTAGAGAGGTTACTTCGCTGTTTTGAAGACTGCACTAGGACCTTTCTCGTAACTTCCTCATGTAAACCTATTGTATTAGATGAGGTGCTGATCGGGCGTACTTCGACATATTACTGAATAGGTGCAACTAACATAGAATCAACTACTTTAGCGCCTGGTCTCGAATTTCCTCAACGTTCCTTAAAAGATGCTAACCTGAGGTGAAGGTGGAGTTACTTCGTTATTTTGTTGATCGAAGAATTAGTACTTCACCGTCAGCTTCCTCAGAGTTACATAAATGAGGTGAATAGTAGGGTTACTTCGTTTTCTTTGCTAAAAACGCCACGCCTTACTAATAACTTCCTCAGTATCTAAAAGGAGGATGATATGACGAACAGTAAGTCTAGCCTTTCGATTGATTTGAGTATCTCTATGTTACTTGCTGCGATCGCGATGGTCGGAGCATACATAGAGTTTAGAACATTTCTACCTGTAGGAATCATTGCTCTCTATTGGTTGATTCTACAATTAGCTTCGATCGTGAATCTCCTTCCTGTTGCAGGTCCAATCTTGTTCTACTTCATTGGACATGAATGGGCTCTTCCATTTCTCCTATCACAAACCGATATTCCGATGTCAGGATTCTGGGGACTGTCTCTCGTATTCTGGGGATTGTTCATTCTAGGAGTACTCTCTAACATTCTGATTATTCTCATCATCATAGCTCTAGCTCGATTGAAATAGGAAGTTGTATTCAGAGCTTACCAGCATAGTATAATTATGTTGGAGGAGTCATGAAAGGCAAGACCATCCTAAATGACTAGAAAGATGTGGTTATAGCGAATACACAAGTTAGAGCAGATTCAGGCAAGCTTTCATTAATCTCGGCGGTCTCCATTGGTGATCGCCTGTTTTCGTGTAATGGACCTAGACCTGTATCAAGAATCTTGAGGAGACATGTAGACGAGAAGATAATCGCCATACGTACACCCAGAGATGTGATATGGTGCACTAGGGACACTCTTTTTGTCAAAGATGATAGAACTATCATACGTGCAAAGGACCTCAAGAAGGGTGATCTTTTACTGTCTCACATCGTACGAAGGAATGGAGACATGGTGGTTATTCCAGTAGATTGGACCGATCCTTGGAGAAGCAAGGACGGCTGGCTTCAGAGATACACAGGAGAACAGGTCCTCTTTACGTTAGACAAGTGGTTTACTGGATTCATGTACTCTGTTGAACTCGAAGGCACCGACACGTTCTTTTGTAGGAGGTTGTGCATTAAGTGGGAGAACTAACAAAACTTCATGAGTTGATCGCTGAGCTGTCAGAACCTCAGAAGCTCGAGAAGTTCTACTCGAAGAAATACAATCTTGAATTGATTCCACTGAAACCCGGACAATTGCCTCCGAAGGGAGCTCAGGTCTTTACAGGAAGGAGAGGTGGTAAATACTACTACTTTCCTCGTGGTAAAAAGAAGGAGGAAGAAGAGACTGTATCTCAACCGCAAATTGAGGAGAAGCCTGTTGAGACTGATCCTATCAAGAAATACACAGATGGGTCAAAGGAGGCTCACGAAAGGCTATTCAAGGAACATTCCTACGATCTAACAGGTCTTGTTAAAGATACTAAATACGATCGTATTGAATGGGAGGCTATACGTGAGTATGCACAAACTCACAAGGATAATGGAACAGATAAGTTCTTAAAGGAAGCTATAGAGCATGCTCGCTATAAAAGATTTCTTGTTTGGTCGGCTGAATATGACAAAAATGTTGAGCTCGCAGTTGAATATATTAAAAAGGCTCGAGAAAAACATCCTGAGATTTCTCATCCTCATGAACGTGGAATAAAAGATTCTGCAATTAAGAATGATGATGGTGAATGGTGGCTTTATAATCCATTAGAAAATGTCTTTGCTGGACGAGGAGACTATACATCTCTAACTAAAGATGATTGGGTTCATACAGGACTCAACGATCACAGTCGTAAATTACATATAGATGTCGAAAATCATACTATCACAGACTCTAAGGATTCAAAGGTTTATAAGTTTAAAGACCTTGAGGACCTCCAAGAGATACTGATTGGTAGTTTCGGATTTTCATATGATGACAAAGACTCAATCAAAAGATCGTATAACTTTTTCTCTGAAATAGGAACTGACAAAGGAGACCCTCTTGAAAAGTTTTCTGAGGAGGAGACCACTGAATTTAAGAGACTAATAAGTCGCTTTGCACATGATGATTATGATGCATATCATATTGAAACTCGAACTCAAGATGAAATCTACAGGTTTTGTCAGTATTTAGCATCTGTAGACAAAATTGACATGTTCACCTCTGCACCATCATATTTAGACGAGGAACACGCTTCAAAATTAATTGATTGGACAGTCGGTCAGGTAAAAAGAGCACAATCTTTAGGTATAGCTCATCCATGTCAGGCAGATCTCTTAGGAATATTAATGGACTCTGGAGCTACAGGTGATGTTTGTGCCAAAGCATTAGCTGAAAGCTACAAATTGTACAGTCATTCTCATGGAGCGAGACTACCGATGCCACCCGTAATCGAGGACCAACAAAACTTAGATGTAGCTAAACATCAGGTCATTGATAATTTCTTGATTGCTGGTGGAACTAGAGCGCATCAAGCTCTCAGTAGTGCAGTCAACAAAATCTTCAATGGTAAAACTGATAGAACTGTATTTTATTGGAGAGACTCAGAGACGAGGCATGCAGAACCAATACCTCCATTAATAACCTCTCCTGATAATCAAATCCTCGCAGTCACTAAGGATATATATCGTGAGACTCAGGAGTATTTTAGAAACAAGAAGATAGATACAGTAACTGTATATCGAGGAGTCAATTCAGGCATTACCACGAATTCTCCGATTGAGAGTTGGACCGCCAGTTTAGATTGTGCTCGGCGTTTCAATGGAGGAAGTGGAGCAATCTTCAAGGTGACTGTACCGATCGATCGAATCTTTATGTCATACAAATCACAACGATACGATTGGTTACCTGAGGAAGACTTGGAAGGAAAAAAGGAATACACTCTGATAGGCATAAAGGATGGTAAATCATTATTTGATGAATTCCAGGTGGAAAAGGTATGAAGGAAATTAAAGTTGGACATGTAAAGGTCTTAGTGCCAGAGAATCCGAAGGATGAACTGAGGATTGGCTCTATGAAGGATGTTGTTCCGACCTTTATGAATAATAAACGTAGGACTAGTGAGCTTATCAGAAAGGAACAAGCTACTCCGCCTCGTCCAGGTCTTGTCTTCGATAGAGTCAAACATCGTTGGATTAGGCCTAAATATGGGAAGGAGAAATACGAGGTAAACCTTCCACAAGAAATAAAGGAGATGAATGAGTACCTCGATAGGTTGAAGCATCGAAAACCTCAACTTAAGGAGCTCGGAGAAAAACTTGATGCTCAGCAGATATCAAAAATAAAGGACAACGTAGATGAATACTTAGGCCAGTATGAACGCTTTTTCGATGCAGAAACCTACAATAAGGTTAGAAGTATCAGCTATAGGTTAGTCAGTTCCATCAGTAGATTCACATCCAGATACACTCCAGATGCACTTCAGGACCTTGTTTTTAAGTCCATTGACTGTCTTATTTACTGTGAAGCAAGGTCATGGGAGAGACAACTATCTGATCATGGTATCAGACATATATGGAATGATATTGATACAGCCAATCGTATATTCGATGCGATATCCTCTAAGAGTCCTAAAAATCCTATAACTAACCGAGAGGTCATGATGGCGAACCTCATTCTCATCTTCCATGATATCGGATATACTGCAGGTCCTGTTAGAGAGTCTATTGCTCATACAAAGCAACACCAGATTATCAGTCGAAGATGGTTCGAATATGAGAAGGAATTCTTCAAGAAGTATTTTTCTAATGACGAACTCGACTTCATGGCTGATATCATTCAGAATCATGATACTACGGTAATTGACTGGGAGAATCACCGACTGCTGACTACGGTAAGTCTATCAGATAATTTATCCTTGTTCCATGAGGAGAAATTACCATCATTGTTTAGGTACGTGCCAGGATCGTTAGAAGTTCTGTTCGACTTGAAGGATGCTCTTGAAGCAGGAGATGAGAAAGCTGAAGATCGAGCTAGGGAGCTTCTGGATAAGAAGATTGATGAGTCCTATCTGCCTGAATACAGCAAAGCATGGCTCAAACAAGCTGCTAAGGGTATAAATCCGTATACTGTAAAGGTTACTATACCTATGCTGATCGGTCGGATCAGGCATTTCGATTGGGAAGACTCTGGATTGGTCGTCGATATTGATGAGAGCCCATTTGATACGAAGGTTGCTCACTTCTTCGATATGGGTCAAAGAAAATACCAGAAGTTCGCTGAGGATTATGGTATAGACCTCAAAGATAACGATAATATCGAATTCGTTAAGGATGGAAAAAAGGTCCTGACATTGAAAATACGGAGAAGTCCTGAACCTACCAAGATACGAAAGAAGTCATATGATGTAATGAAGGTTATGTCTACTCCTCCTCGTCCTGGATTAGTGTTTGATAGAACTAGACGGAGATGGATCAGACCGAACAAGGATATTCCTAAACCTAAACAGGAGGAGCTCTCTAGTCCATCCAAGACTCTGCTCAATATGGGAGCTAAAGATATCTTCTTCGGTAAAAAAGAAAGAGTCAATAAAATTGTCAAAGAGTTGGAGCAAGAACTCAAGACTGCTAGAGACAACCTCATTGGAAAACAAGAGGCAGCTCAAGGAGAGATGCTTGTTGATGAATGGTGTGAAGGCTCTCTATTGAATATCTATGGTCTTAGGTTCCTAGCTGCAAAGATCTCGGAAGCAAACTTCTCTGAGGAAGAGATTTTGGAAGGAACCGAGACCTTTGGATTGAATGATAAGAGTCTCGACCTACTGAGACAGCTAAGTCAAGCTAAGTTTCTCATTCCAGATGAGCATGGAAATTTGTCTACAGATCGGGCAGAAAATATCTTGAAGCGAGAAAAGGCCTTTGCTGAAAAGAGAGCACGAGAGCTCTTTGGAGATAAGATTAAAGTTTATAGAGCTGTTTATGGAGAACAGGCCGAGCAGATATTAGAAGAGTTGGAGAAGAGCAAAACAGGAGAAGCCTCCTTTAGTACAATGCCGCTCGCATCGTATAGTCAAGACCGAGACGCTGCGGTAATATTTGCTCATAACAATTCAAAGGGAAAGACTTCTGTATTGATCGAACGAGAAATTGGAGCAGACGAGATTCAATTCGCATGGTTCTCAAATCCAGTGTTCTTGTATCAATTTAAGGAACAGTTCGAGGTTACTATAGCTCCAAAGGAGAAGACAATAACACTTAGTAGAGATTCGGTGACTAAGTTATGGTAAATATCGATATACAAGATTGGTTGGATAGGGTAAAGATCGACGAAGAGGTTGGTGAAACCTTGAAAAAGGAACAAGCTGTTCCTCCAAGGCCAGGTCTCGTCTTTGATAGGCAGAGACATCGATGGGTTCGTCCAGATAAGGAACGACCGAAGGACTTCAAGTCTCCTAAAGAAGATCTGACCTCTATTTCAATACCAGAGAACCTGAAGGGAGACAAACAAGCTGAAGAGCTTATTAGTGTTCTCAACGAGAAATTGAAGAAACTGAAGGAAGACGAAAGCTTTGCTCCATCATATCTCGACAATTACGAGTATGATTTACTAATGAATTACTCGGAGGAGTACGCAGAACAACTTGTTCCAATAATAGTTGATTACTACAAGAAGGCTCTCGATATAGGAGTCAAAAGTGCTAAAGATAAAGACAGGTTCGATAAGTTAACATTTGCGGCAAATAAGATTATTCACGCTCTCTATTATCGAACTAGAGACTTTCATACTGATTCGAAGGAGGTTCACGACTTACTAGAAACATGCTTAAAGAAACCTTATGAAATAAAGGGAATATTATCACCTCGAGAAGCGAATCGTCTTTTTGATTATGGTGCTGAGCCTCGTCTACTTAGAGAACATTTCAACTTATTCAGTAAATATGCGTCTTCAATAAAAGAATTTTCTTACTTATTCAAGATCAGAATTTCTGATGCTCTTTTAGAGAAGTTTAGTAAGAAAGTTGATTTTGTTATGAGTCACTTGAGCCAAGATGAGCTTGACGAGATAAGCTTAGAAAATATCATAGAGAGCTTAGCATATAATTGTAAGTCTTCACAGCTTGGAACTGTAGAAGGTCTCGCACATAAAGTATCTGAGACTCTTCGTACAAAGTTCAATGATGAGGAACACAGTGAAAGATATAATTCAATTTTCAGAGCTATTGAGCATCGAAAGACTCTTCTTAATAAGATCGGTCTTGATAACCTTAAGCGCTATAAGGAAACTGGAGAATTAAGACTTCCATCAGGTAACGAATTCAGATCGAAGTTGGAAGAAATCGTAGACATGAGTGTAAAGGACCCTGGTGAAGATACCAAAGAGTTTGTTTCGGAAATTATGGCTGAGCTTGGAATGAGGGATGTTCACGAACTATTGGTTCGAGAGTGGGAATCTTCTGCTAACTCTCTTGGAGGCAATGCTCTGTCAAAATACATAGCGGAGTTTTATGATGGTGAAGTAAAGTATCATGAGTTTAAAGGCCCAGAGGATGTTTTACATGCTGTAGAGCAGCTAGGAATGGTGGATTTTGGAGAAGAAAAACTTACCAAATATATCAAGGAGCACTATCATTTGACTCAAGAAATGCTGAAGTACACCTTTCCTCATACAAACACAATTACTTTGTATAGAGGAACCTCTACTTATGAAAGTAAAAATATCGATGTAATAAGAGAGGCTTGGAAAAAACGAATCAAGAGTGGAGACCAAATTCAAGTTGATTCAAACTCCGTCAGTAGCTGGACACTTGACAAAGAAGTTGCGCGAAAATTTGCCAATCAACAAGAAGTACGTGGCTTAGTTTTGAGAGCTGAGGTTCCATTGTCTTCGATATTTGGATACTTGGCATCATACTGTTTCAGAGGAAATGAACGAGAGTTTCTCGTCATAAAGAAACCGAAGAACAAATATTACATAGAAGATGCTTGGGCGTTCCATCATACAGAGGAGGAACTCTATAATGAATAAAAATCTTGTTATAGAGATTGATTTTAATAAAAAGGATGCTGACTGGCTGAAGACTCTTAGAGAAAAGACTGAAGAACCTATTCAGAAAGAACAAGCGGTTCCTCCGAGACCGGGACTTGTGTTTGACAGACAACGACACAGATGGGTTCGACCTGTAAAGGAAGGTCCGAAGGAACCTAAGTCTTCTAATATGAATAAGCTTCGTATCTCTATACCTGATGACATAAAAGTAGATGAAGAAGTGAAGAATGTTGTCAAAGACTTCGAAGAATCCTTAGAGAAAATGCAGAATGATGATGACTTTGTTCCTTCATATTCTGGTAGAGGCCTATTGGAGAGTTACTTCGGCGAATCTGTTAATAAGTTCATACCATTACTTATTGATTATTACACGAAGGCTCTCGATGTATGTGTGAAGAATGAAAAACATACTGTTAGATTTCAGTATTTCGCAGCTTGGGCACAGAGCCTTGTCTCAATTTTAACTTCTGATGAATGCAAGAAGTATTCTAAGGAAATAAGAGCTTTGATAGAAACATGCTTGAGAAAAAAGTTTGTAGTAAAGGACATAGAGCCTAATTTTTATAGCCTAAACGAACTTTACACTTCTGGCCCTGTCATACTCAGGAGGTATTTCGGTCTCTTCTGCAAGTATGCATCATCACTAAGTGAACTTGAGGCCGTTCTTAAAGTAGAAGTCTCAGACGAGCTTTTAGAGAAGTTTCGTAAGAAATTATATTCTTGGCTCGAACACCCAGATAAAATCTCACCAGCCGTACACGCCAGATTAGAAAACTTAATGTCCTTCTTAGCAGTTTATTGCAAACCTTCACAACTTGAAACCATAAAAGAACTTGAACATAAAGAATATATGACTCTGAGTTCTTATGCTGATCCAGAGGTCAGCTCGCTACTAGAGAGAAAGATTAAGGAAAGACAAGACCGTATAAACAAAGTAGGTCTCAACAATATCAAGCATTTCGCAGAAACTGGTGAATTGAAATTACCGATTGGCAATGAATTCAGAAGCATGCTAGAAGCCGTTCCTGATATGAGCGTAAAGGACCCTGGTAAGGAGACTAAGAAATTAGTGAGAGAAATCATGAGTGAACTTGGTCTTGCAAAGGTTCATTCAAAGCTAGTCTTAGATTGGGAAAAGTCAGCAAATTCGACAGGAGGAAACGTCCTATCAACATATATTGCGAAATTGTATGACGAGAAGGTGAAGTATCATAAACTGAGAGATGAACTTAGTGTTTCGTCTGAGGTCCGAGAAGCAGAAGATAGGTTCGGAGAAGACAAACTTTTGGAATACACCAAAAAACACTATGAGTTGACACAACAGATGTTGAAGTACTCATTTCCTCATAAGAATACAATTACCTTGTATAGAGGAACCTCCGTTGAAGAAGGTAAGGGCAAGAAGTTTAAAAGTGACATCACAGAAGGGAGAGTGAAGTTAGGTGACTCGGTCGAAGTTGATGCTAATTCAGTTAGTAGTTGGACGCTCGACAAAAAGGTTGCTCGTAAATTTGCGAAAAGTAGAGCTACTCAAGGAGTAGTATTGAAGGCAGAAGTTCCGCTGTCTTCTGTATTTGGATATTTAGCTTCATATTGTTATAACGGAAATGAACGTGAATTCCTCGTAATAAAGAGACCAGAGAATACCTATTACTTAGAAGATACTTGGGTACATTACGGAGATGACAATGACTAAGAAATATGTCATAGAGATAGACTTCGATGCAGATGATGTGGATTGGTTGAAGCAGGTCAGAGAGGACACTCCTGAACCTGAGGAGGACCTTGATTCTGAAGATCTGATTAAGGACCTTGACGACTACGCCCTTCAGGAGATTATGGGTCATAAATTTGCCATAATGGATAACGGAGGTACCAAGCAGAAGCCAGTCAAGCTGAACCATCTCGCTCCAGGAGAGGAGCCTCCAAAGGGTGCTCATTTGTATGTTGGACCTAGAGGAGGACGTTACTATTACTACACAGGTGATAGTAGCATCACAGATGATAAAAAGAGGGCCCCAGATGCACATCCTGGTAGGCCAGAGGGCACTCGTATCGCATATTCCTATACCTTTCATAGGAACGACGATGTCAAAAATAACGACATAACGACATGGGTAGAACAGCTGAAGAAGATATCTGGCTATGAGGGCCTGACTCCGAAGGAGAAGGAGGCAATCGAAAAGGCAAAACATTCCCTACATCTCTTGAGGGCAATCAATAAGGAAGGCTCTAATGAGGACCACAATGTAATGACTATTAGAAATCCAAAGAGCGGAGAGCTCTATGGTGCTATGATGTGGACTCGTGTTCCTGAGGAGCTCTCAATACGATATAATATACCTAGATCGATCGTGATAGAAGATTTGTGTTCATCTCCGAATGTAGTCGTAAATAGAACTAGAAAGGGTGTAGCTACAAGGCTCATGTATGAGCTCTTTAAAAATTATTTCCTTACAGATCCGAAACTTGAGGAGGTTTGCTTGTCTCCATACGAATCCGCAGTACCCTTTTATCAAAGGATCGGATTTGAAGGAGACCCTAATTATGAGGATATGACTATAACACGAAGGGATGCACAGAGATTTGTTGAACAATACGAAGCAGAGAGAATGTAATGGCAGTATATTCGAAGAAATTAGGAGCATGGTTAGAGCGTCTTGCTCCAGGAGAGAGTCCTCCTGAAGGTAAAAAGGAGGTTCGAGGTCCAAAAGGCGGACGCTACTACGTAATCGGTAAGGAACCAGAAGGTAAAAAGCCGACTAGAGGCCAGGAAGGCGGCATCTCTATAGAGGACCTTCTTGGTGATACTGAAGGTCTTCATAAGGATATCCTCGACGGCCTGCAGAAGATCGCTGCTGGTCGTAATCTCACTCCTAATCAAATCTCTCGATTCGAAGATCGTGTTGTCGATCAAGTGGATCGATCTGTTACTGATAGGATCGTTAAAACTCTAATTGAGCTGTGGAAGAAAAACAAGGCAAAGAACGGACAAACCTCTCTACAATTAGCTAGAGATTTGTCTCAAATCGCCTCTCCGCATCTAGTTGAGGAGATGATTTCTATCGGAATGGGAGGAGACGTTCTCGGAGTTAGTGATAGCTTCGTAAATAAGATTTTAGTGCAAGGTCCGCCAAAATATCAACGTAGCGTCAGTATTGTAAGAAGAATACATACTGATGAACAGTTACAAGATTACCTAAACGCCGAAGTTTTAGATACGAAGAATCTCATACGTCTATTGCCGAATCTGACAGAATCTCAACTCAAGATGGTTGAGGAATACCTAGAAGAGCACCCATTAGAAGATTCACTATATACCTCTGACAAGAAGTATTGGGATAAGCAAATTGGAAATATGTTGTCCCTAAAGAAGGAAGTCTATGAGAACGATCGAGAATTGCTCTCATCTATAAAAGAGTACGGAGCTGATGCCCTAACTCCAGAGATGATTTCTAATAAACTGAAGAGGTCACTTCGAAACGTAGCTAAGGAGAGCATTAAGAATCCATCTATATATTCATTACAACTGACACAGGAAATCTTCAACGAGCTAGGTTTAGGTGATATTCATAACATAATGAAGAATAGCTGGGAGGAATCAGCAAATACCTTGTTCTCTCTAGCACTACGACACAGAGCAGGAGAAATGTACGGAAATACGAACGAGCACTCCTTAGGAGAATGGATACGTATGGTGCATGACACAGACAAGTTCTGTGAGAACATGGCTTCAATCATTAGTGATCGTTTCGAAGACGATAGATTCACAAAGTACGTTGCTACTCTGAGAAATCTGAGCCGAAGGATGCTCGATATCTCCTTCCCTGATAGTGATACTATAAAACTCTGGAGAGGAACATCAATATATGAGGTAGACTATCCGAAGGATAAGAAAGGATTTCCTCTCAGGACTAAGGAAGAGGATGTGGATATTAAATCGAATCCTCTCAGTAGTTGGACCTTGAGACGCTCAGTAGCGTTTGACTTCGCTTGGGAGCAAGGAAATCAGGTTGGAATGGTCCTGTCTACAGAGGTAGATAAGGATGACATCTTCTCGTACTCGGCATTGTACGCTAATGCAGGAAATGAAAGAGAATTTCTTTTGTTGAATAAAGGTCCAAGAAGGGTAAAGGCTAAAAAGGTTCTGGATGTGAGATAATGAAGGAAATATTAGTAGACGACAACTACAATGCTGACTGGATAAAGAGGGTCAAACATAAGAGGCGCCAATTGAGAGAGGCAGCCGAACTTGAGGAGTCCGTCCATAAGTCATCCTGTCCTGAAGGGCTCGAAATTGAGCTCCAACAGTTGAGTCCTGGTCAAAGCCTGTTTGAGGACGCACTAGTTCTCTCTAGTGTTAAAGGAGATCGAATTGGCGTAATCAGTAAGGGTAGAGTCTATTTGAAGCCATCTGAGGCTCCTTCGAAGGGAGCAAGCGTAAAGGTTGGCCCTAGAGGAGGCAGATACTACGAGACTGGAGACTCAGGACAAGTCTCTGAAGAGCCTAAGAAAATAACTTATACACCGTCTCAAGTTTCAGCTTATTCTACTGATTACTCTACTAGGGAGGACTTCAGAAAACTCTACGAAGACTGTGATAAACTTCTTAATAAATACGATGAATGGCTCAACAATAAGGATGTGCCTAAAGACACAAAGGATGTCGTCAATGATATGAAGGAGAATCTAATTGCTATCAAGAAAACATTAGATGATTCTCCTTATGATACGAGAGTATTTTCGGTAAAGGATTCAAAAGGTAGACCACTCAACATCGCAGCTATTCGTCATGATCGGAAGGAAGACATGATAAGAGTCATGCCTACGTCAGTAGCTCCTGAAGCACTCAGTGGGTACTCAGACAACTTCGATAGGATTGTTCTTTATCATGCTACCTTGATGTCAAACGAAAGAGTCGTAGAAACTCTTGAGAAAAATGGAAGATATTTAAATGGTCCAGATAGAATTCTTGTGGTTAGAAATGCTTTAGAGGATGAACTAGGTATAAAACCGAAGATATATGAACAATCTGTCGAGAAGAGAGCGGAATCTAGAAGGTACGCTAAAAGTGTTCTTGCGCGTAATGTATATGATGAAAAGCTTGCAGAGCCAGCACTTCAAGGAATAATGAAGAGTCCTCCAGAGCATCTGAAGAACTTGAAGAGACTCATAATATCAACGAAGGCTCTTTGGGCTGTTGCTCCAAATGCAGCTGGAGCCTTTGATAGTGAAACAAACTTTCTTTATTACGGAGACCCTCATTCAGACCCTTCAGTTGCATCCCATGAAGTCGGTCATCTTGTATACTCCACCTTATTGACACCAGAACAAAAGGAATGGATTCGTAATAGATATTCTCTCTTGAGCAATCAAGTTTGGTACTTATTAACAGTTCCTCAATCGCTCTTTATCACTCCATATTCAGCGGTAGTTAATGATAATGAATGGTTCGCAGAGTGTTATAGAGCATACTTGAATAAACCAGAGACTCTATGGACTGTAGACCCTACAGTATACAAATTCTTAGAGAAGGAGGTCTTCCATAATGACTAATAAATACAAAGATTGGAAATCTGAAATTGACGGGATAAAGGTCGATCCGCCTCTCGACAAAATACCCGATGTCGAGGACCTCATAGAGAAGCTCAAAGGACTGCGAAAGTCTAGCAATGAGATAGTTGCTCTCTCGGACATAAAGGGAAATGTTGTGAAAATCGATCCTGAGGTCGAGCCAAATGATACGGAGAGACTCAAAGGTAAGCTCTTGAAGGATAATGAGGAGAAGGCAAAGACATCGTCTTCTATAGACGAAATTGAAGAGCTAGAAGAGGAGGAGCCTCCGTTTGTTGGAGAGGTCACCCCAGATGAACTAGAGGTGAAATCCGAGGACGATATCCTTGACGAAATAGCCCAATTCATCGTGGACAATCCAGACTACACCGAGGATGAGCTGAGGGAGCTAGCAGATAGGGTCTCTATTGATTTCGATGACTTGAAAGAGATGCTGTCTCCAGAGCGCCTTGAGAAGGCTAGAAGATACGGTCATCCCAGGACTGAAGAGGAGCGTAGGGAACGACATGCTCGTCTTCATCCAGGAGAGGCCCTGCCTGAACGAGGAACAGGAAGACTTGCCTTGACTGGTAGTGATGGATCAGTCATCAAGTGGTTTGAGAATCAACGAGAGATGAACGACTACATGAGGCGCTTCACCCAGTACACCCATGCAGTCCCGTTCGGTCCAGGAGGGCTGGTATGGATGATTGAATCCATTAGTATAGATAAGAATGATACCGACAGCCTCTCCAAGCTAGAATCAGTCGACTCGTATGATGATTGGAAAACGGTAATCAGCACGATTAAGAAGGTCCAAAATCCTTCAGTAGACCTACTGTTCTCCAATACTACAACCCTACGTCTAGGCCTAGGAGATGCCCTAGATCTGCAAAGGGGCAACAAGCTAGTAGGGATCCAGGATGAAAAATTCGACCTAATGGAGGTTGAACTACTGGAGAAGGGATTTGAGGATTTGGTGTCTGAATTTAGGGGTCCTGGTGCAATCGTGATCGGCAGATCCCTCTCCGGATCTGGCACCGACGACCCGAACCTAGTGAGGATCAGCTTTGCTGCTGACTATGGGAGATACGAGGTCTATGGTATTGGTAAATCTCTAATGGAGTTGGATATTTATGGCACCAAGATCATGAAACGAGGAATTTACTCCATAGCTAGTGGAGATCCGAGTAATCTGAGCTACTCCGCTGGTCTGGTATAGGACACTCCTGGAGCTATCAGAATGCACATCTGGGGCCCTCTACAGGTAGTAGATGTAGGTAGCATCATCTAGGGAGATTCCTGCACCTAGTCCTGCTAGTGGCTGCTAGTGACTAAAGTGGCTGCGAAGGACTACAGAGGACTACCAGAAGCTGCGAAGGACTAATAGAGACTGATTAGACTACCGTCGACTATTTGGAACCATTAGCATCTATTAGGTACTACTAATGACTACTCGAGACCACCATTTACCGATAGAAATAAAACGGTATTTCGAGGCCACTGAAGATTATGGTTGTTAATCAGGACCATGCGGACCATAGAAGAATTGAGTAATATTAGACACTACTAATGACTATAACCTCTATTTTAGTCACCTGGACCCTCAGTAGTCGATATAGTCACTATTGAGGACCAGCAGTGACTACCTGAACTCCTGCCGGCTATTTGAGACTACCACCTGCTTCAGTCACCAGGACCCATGGCATTTTCATATATCAGGAGAAGGTCTTTTCAGTCGTCTACTAGCATCGGAACAGAGACAGCTCCTGGAGGGACCCTGACACGAATACAAATTTGTACCTGGATGTGCAGGTTGGGCAGAAGGGTTATTCGATGGGAAATTCGATTATTTGCTGTATATAGCTTCTGAGCCAGGCCACCGGTTCATTGTGTAGGTGTTTCTTTAGTACATCAGTCGAACCAAGGATCTCTAGTGACTGTACTACTGCATCTCGTACCTCTACATCCGGATGGTTCAGGGCTGAAGCTATAATGTCAATATAGTCCTCCTGATCTATCCGTCCCAAACACTTGATGATTGATGCAACAACCGAAGCATTAGTCTCGTAGGATATGAGATTATGAAGCCAATGTCTCATCTCCAATGGATGCTCAAAGAGGAGTAACCTAAGATGTTCCTCTGCTGGATGCTGGCAGCCGTCCTCAACAGGTTCGGTGTCTATGGCTAAGAGTACCTCCAAAAGGCGATCATCAAATGTTCGGTCACTCCTTCTAGTATGTACGACATGTTGATTCAATCTATCTTCCTCCTACTTCCTTGTTCCACCTCTCCACAGACTTAGACAATTCTTGGATGACACCTCTGGTATCTCGACTTGTTGCCTTGAGGCCGTCATGTAGCACAGCATATCGAAGGTGGTAGGTGAGTCCGTCATCAGGTGTGAGCTCTCCGTCGTACCATTCGTACTGCTCGACAGAATCCTCCAGTTGTAATAATCCACCCATAATCTCAGCAACTTTGCGGAGCAACTCAATGCCGTCGTAATTTGAACGAAGCGATAGAAGCGTGGCTCTACCTAACGGAGTAGGACTATGGCTGTGTACGTGTAATGTTCGCTCAGTATTTGTTGGACCTGTAAGGTACAATATCAAATAGTCGAGGCCCGCCGCACCGTCAATTGGGTGTTGTACCCTTATATTGCTACATCCTATTGCTTCCAATACTGCTGCGATGTCCTCTAGTCTGTAATCAACTGATATGTATAGACGTGTATCAACTCCCATTCTTATTAGTCCTCCTCTCCGAGCAACTCATCATTACAAGGTTCTGGTACATCTCTTGGCTCCTCCTTCACGAGTTTCCACCTACAAGTGCTAGAAGACCAAAACCACGTCTCATGATGTCCACACTTTGGACACTGTAGTTCGATAAGGACAAGTGGATTTCCCTTGTTAGACCAGTAGAGCATTGCATCAGCACATTTCATCTCAGTAAGACATGGATAATCACAACCTCTTCTAGGATAGTCTCCGTTCCGGACACATTCGAGGGTTTTCTGACATAGTCTAAGACTGTTCATACTGAAGCTCATTTGTTCCTCCTTGAATCTTAATTGATGGACCTCCTTTGGATAGTCATATAATATATTATTATCTTAGGAATGTACAAGGCAAGAGCTACATTGTACAAATCCTAGAAATACTGATATAATATTACTATATTTTATGATAAAGGAGGAACAAAATCAGCAGTCGAGCCTACCGAAAAATGTTAATCTGCAATAATGCAGACTCCTGTGACAATAAGGAATGTCCGCATAGGTATCCTCATAATGCCTCTCTACAAAGAGGACCCCATCCTAGTATGAGATGTACCAATGTCAAAACTTCATGTGGTTTCCCTGAAGAGTCTATTTGTATAGTCAAGCGTTTTAGAATAAATCCTACTACTGGCAAGGTATGGATACGATAGGAGGTGTCTATGTCTATTCCTGATGCAGTTTCCTTCAAGCTTGTCCAAAATGGTAGGATTCTCCATAAAGGTTACACGTCGATACCGAACATCTATCAAAGGTTTTTCGCCCTCTACTTTCCTGATGCTAAGTTCATTGTAGGTGAGCCTGTATATAGAGCAGAAATGCCAAGAAAGGAGGCAAGAGAGACAGTTGAAACTAAGTACCATGAACAACCAAGAAAAGGACAAGAAAGGGACAAACCAAAAACCGCTCGACGTCGAAGGGCTGAAAAGAAGAACCTTTCTCAGCCGGAAGTTTTCTCACTCTAAAAAGTCCAGAAAGAAGAGGTCGAAGATGGTGATGAATCAATACTGGAGTCATCGAGTCAAGAATGCTGAGCATCTAATCATGACAGGAGTAATTTCCTTAGAGTACTCCAATCAAGACATCTATTGGTCTGTACCATACCAGACGGCTCAATCCTACAACCTCGACGAATCTGTCATTGATGAAGCTATCAACATATTAGTCAAACAGGGTAAGTTGAAGGACCTGAGACAGAGGCTTCAAAAAATCTCCATCGAGGAGATAAACAAACTCGTGTGTAACTCTAGGTAATGAAAGGAGGAAGGTTCCCGAGTGGTGTAATGGTAGCACGTCTGGCTTTGGACCAGAAGACTCTAGGTTCGAATCCTAGCTCGGGATCCAGCATATGAAATGAAAATTCCGACATATATTTCAAGTGCAGCTATCCTAGGCATAGGTGCTGGAGGAGTAATGATTGCTACTAATGATACACTCCGGTTGATAGCTTTGCTGATCACGATTTTAGGTACAATGATGACAACACTAAGTATCGAGCATGATGTGCGTTAGGAGTAGACATTGAAGTTTTCGACTCAAGGAGGTTAAATGGGTGACATAGTCGCTATCAGTGGAGGTTTCGATCCAATCATGGACGGTCATATTCAACTCATGCAAGAGGTTGTCAGAATGAATCCTGACAGGATTGACATCTATGTTAATACTGATCAGGACTTGATAAATAAAAAGGGTTATGTTCTCCAGCCGCTGAGGTTGAGGTTGAAACTTTGTTTCTTCACCATTATGGGCATTTTGCAAGCTGTTTCCTACAACTATTCTCAACAGACCATCGGAAATGTACATGTGAATGTCACACCTGTACTCGATAATGATGGAACTGTGCGAGAAACTCTCAGACAGTATAGACCTACTATCTTTGCCAATGGAGGTGATCGTAGTGATGAATCTACTATACCTGAGAGGGATATATGCAAGGAGCTCGGCATAGAGATGAGGTTTGGAGTCGGAGGTTACACAAAGTTGTCTAGTAGTTCTGAAGCATTTCACAATGCGAGAAAGCAATTTGAGATGTACTTTAGAGATAAACCAGTTTAGAATTCCATTATGGAACTAACAATGTCAATGATTCAGCGCTGTAGGCATCTTGCAATTCAGACTCATGAGAGGAATTCTGAATTGAATGATGATGAGCGAGAAAGGGTTGACAGACTTCTGCTAAGACTTGAGAAGGAGAGTCTCTTAGAAAATGGAGAAGAAGACTACGATGACTTTTGAGACTTGGCTAACAGAATACAAGCATTGTTGGAAGGAACTTGTAGGTTTAGTTCCAATGGAGATTAAGTTCTGGATGGATGACTTGAAGAGGAGGTACTTCTCTCGTGGAGTATCACCATTAGATGCAGCAAGAGAAGACTCGAGTGAGTACCTATGTGAGTAAATGAACAAACAAGAGGTACGTGAGATGAACCAATGTGAACTATGTGGTACATGTCAGATCACTGCGGACTACAAACTAGATTCGAATTTGTGGCTGCAGCTAGGCGCAGACGAAGGAGACAGCTGAGGAAACAACAAAATAGAGGTTGAGCCTTAAAGGAGAAGAAAATGGCAAAGAAGGAAGAGTGGAACATCAACAGCCCTGAGTATCTTCGAGAGTGGACAGAAGAAGTAGTAAGACGTACTGGGGAATATGAGTGTTTGATTTTGGTTGAAGACAAGTCTCAGCTTGGTAAATATCGTAAGGTTATCGAGAAGGCTTTATTAGATATTGTGGTGTCTAGATATGTGGAACCGCAATTCCGCAGTTTAGAAATTGATGACGGAAAGATCATATTGAAGTTCCTTGGTGCAGAGATGCCAGCAGATATGCCGAATCCGATGCCGATAACCGGTCGCTATCAAAATCTAAAGCGGTTTGAAGCAGACATTGCTAACGGTATGGCTGAGGCCATGGCGAAAGAAGTGGTTGCGATGTAGGAGAAGCATGGGGATCAGATTCAATCAAGTCATACAAGACAATCCGAATTTGAATGACGGAACAATGAAGGAAAGGCGGATATGCAGTGTGTGTGGTATGACTGCTGATCGATTGTGGGGCTATAGATGGTGGAATGGGATCATTGTTAATGAGAAATGGTGTTGTAAGAAATGTCGTAAGAATGCACCGCCTATCAATCAATTCAAAGCACACGATGGACGCATCCTAGAATGGAGCCTGTCTGTCGATGCTGCAGAGGAGGAGAGATAATGAACATAGTAGCAGTCAAAGAACACCCTATCCTGTTTCCAGGAGACATGGTAAGGGCCATCTTGGATGGCAAGGAGCTCCAGGTGCGAGTTATCAAGATACCGCACTGTCCCTATGGCCAACTGGGCGACAGGTTGCGGGTCACTGAGACATGGCGCATCGGTGCGTGGAACATAGACACCAGCTGCATCGCCATCGACTACAAAGCGGACGGATTCTGCCGCAGAGAATGGTTACAGGTAAATGACCCGGTACGGTTTGAGCGGTATGCCAAGCAGAGCACGCTCGATGCCAAAAGGGCCGGGTTTAAGCCGGACGCGGATGGCAATTATCACTGGAAGCCTGGAGAGTCACCTTGCCGCTGGAGGTCGGGGCGATTCATGCAAGCGAACTTCTCCCGCATCTTTCTGGAGCTTACCAACGTGAGAGCCAAGCGGTTGCAGGACATCATCAAGGCAGATGCGATAGCGGAAGGAACGCCCACGAAGGCATACCCTGTCGTTGACTACGATGGCGGCTATATCGTCCACGAGCAAGGCACTTGGATTGGTGAATTCTCTGCCTTATGGGACTCAATCAATGCTGAGTGTGACTACCCGTGGGACTCGAATCCATGGGTGCGGGTACTGACGTTCAAGGTGTTGGAAGCCAATCGGTGACGCACTGGGAAAGTAACAATTTTATACAGGAGGCAAGGATGAACGAAGTAACATATGTACCAGGCGAACCGATACCGAGTTTGGCATCACTTCATTCACAACTAAATCAAGATCGTCCGGTGTTTATGGAAGGTCGATTGTATGAAGCCGAAGAAATTCGAGATTGCAGCCTCCGTTTGATTGAGCACATGATGTATCGAGGTTATCTCTGTTATGCACTCAAAGCTGCACAACCACCACCGCGACCAGATCCTTCAGACTCAGTCTCAGTTACAACTAAAGGAATAAGTAGTCGTGAATTCTTTGTGATAATTTCACCGCTCATGATTATCTGTGGCATACTAATTGTCAATCTTATTCGTGTACTCTTTTAAAGGAGGACGGAATAGAAATGTACGTTAGACCAAATTTTCACACAAAAGCTGAATTAAAGAAAGCACTCGCTGCTGGGCATATCATAGAGGTCTTCCAGCCAGGTCTTGGAGATGTTCCAACAACAGGAGAGGTCTTCCTCGAAGGACCGCATTATCCAGAGCCTCATACGTGGTATGCAAAAGGTATCATGAAGGATGGTCGATTAGTGAAGGTATACTAGGATGAAGGAGCAGATAGTAGCTCAAATTGAAAATTACCTACATGGGTACTTATCACTCAGTGAGCTTTCTAGTTGGTTATTGAGGAATTCTCAAAGCATCTTGGATAGTGGTGATTTGGAAGCTCGTCATTTGATGAACGCAGTAGATTCAGCTCTTATTCTCTTGTCAGAGAAGCTCATGACATTAGCTGAGCTTGAACAGGAACTCAGCACTCTCATAAGTATGCAGAGAACTACGTTCATTGAGTTGAGTTGTTCATCGATCACTACTGAAAGTTCAAGTGTAACAGAGTTCATTTTATAAAGACGCGCCCTCGTAGCTCAATTGGATAGAGCATCTGCCTTCTAAGCAGACGGTTCTGGGTTCGAGTCCCAGCGAGGGTGCCATCGGAATGAATGAGGAGTGTCGTAAATGAATAAACCTAAAGTGTCACTCGTAACATACACACCTAATCCAGAAGAGGTCATTGAGAAGGCAGGTAGAGTTTGTTATGACACCATGGATCGCTTCCGTACAAATCCATCGAGAATTCAAGACTGGATTAAAGTTGGTCATGAATCAATGCTCGAACATGCTTCAGCAACGTTTCAAATAATTGCTAGTCGGGTGTTCACTCATGAAATCGTTAGGCATAGAATTGCAAGCTATAGCCAGCGCAGTCAGAGATATGTCTTCGAGTCGCTGCCAGAATTCTATTCACCTCCTCAATTTGATGATGAGGCCAACAAACTGTTTGAGGAATTGATGGATAACTGTTGGAGTGTCTATAAGGAACTCATATCGAGAGGTTACAAGAAGGAGCTGGCTCGGTATGTGCTTCCTAATGCGTGTCTAACTACCATAGTGTGTACATGGAATTTTCGAGAGCTTAGACATATCATTAAGCTGCGTACCTCTTCGAGAGCACTTCCTGAAATGAGAGAGGTAGCAACTCAAATTCTCGATATATGTAGAGAGATTGCACCTAATGTGTTTGAAGACCTATAGTGTAGTTTTTGTAGAAATTCTCTGTGATCTAATACTCATTACCAGTTTACATGCGCAGAAAATAGGTATAAGATACCAGCAAAGAGAAAGGAGGTAGCTTCTAAAATTGCTGATCATACGGAAGCCCTGGGGAAAGGAAATCCTTTGGGCTCATACCTCAAAGTATGTATCAAAACTTCTGTTCATCAATAATAAGGAGCAGCTCAGTCTCCAGTTGCACTCTAAGAAGGATGAATCCATGCTTATCCTTAAAGGGAAAGTCCTCGTTAAACTCGGAAAAGCCGCCTTTACGTGCTCCGCCGGAGATTTCTTTGATATACCTCATGGGACGGAACATCGGTTAACGGCTTTGGAAGATGTAGTAGTTCTTGAAGTTTCAACTCCAGAGCTTGATGATATTATTAGAATAGCCGATAAGTATGATCGTGATTCTAAAGGAGGAAAGGAAGATGCAAGAAAAGGAATGGTGGGAGAGAGATATCTTCGAAAAGGAGGGTGAGTGTCCTGCTAATACTGGCGGTGAGAAGTGGGCGAAGTTTACTAGGGAGGAAGCGACTAGCTAAGGGATAGGTGGTTAGCTCAGAAGGATCGAAAGGAGAAGAAGATGTCTCAGAACTATGAGGAAGTCTCTAGAAGTGAAGGTTATGTATATTGTCCATCGTGTAAATACTTCGGACAATGCACTCCCGATCCAGAGGAATACAATCTTCCGTGCGATTCTTTTGAAGAGCAACCACTTGAAGATGACTCTTGCTGGGTCCCTCTGGATTGATAATTTTTTGTAAGGAGGAGAAAGACCTATGAAAATTCAAGATTTGAGAGAGCATCGCGGTTTTAATGTGTGGGATTTGGATACATTTGATGAATATACGGAACAAGATTTCTTTTTAGATGAGGTGTCAGTCTACACCAAGTATGGATACAAGATTACATTTGGTAAATGCGATCTTGATATGTTGCGTAGTGTGATTGCTTTATTCGAAGAACACATGGATAACACCGAAGTTACTTCAAAGGAGGACTGAGAAATGAATTTTAATGAAGACCATAAGGTCATTATGGAGTCACTGTCTGATGTAGAAGCTGAAGCCTATGTTGAGTTCTTAGAAAATGAGAAGCACAGACATGAACTTGCGGAGAAACGTGCTCAGGCCAAGGCAGAAAGTTTGTATGCTTTAGCCCAATTTTATGACTCAGCAGCGATACGTCATCATCTGGATGTTGTTGATATCGAGAAACTTGTCTCACGAGTAACTGAGCGCTTTTTCAGAGTCGGGAAAGGAACTGTAGATGCAGAGTATTAGCAGGGAGGAAGTGGTAGTAAAGACAGAACTCAGAATGTAAAATGAAAGGAGAAGACGATGCTTAATATTAGTGATGAATTAGCAAGAGGCAATAAGGTTAGTAGGGAGGACATTGAAGAGTGGGTTACGGACCAGTTTGAGGGACGGACTCTTTCTCATTCAGATTTAGAGCATGTTTGTGATTGCCTAGAGGACCTCGTTTATTGGTATTTGGACGGTCGACCATTAGGAGGATTCCTTTCAGCTGTTCTGAAAAATGACTTTATGCAGGCATGTACAAGGGCGGATATCGTGAACAGGAAGGTTCTTCCATTGTACGCCAAGTTTGTCTTTAATTGCTTGCCGGCGGATTATTCTCTAATGGTGCACTTTGATTAGAACCTCGGAGAGTTGAGATGACTAAGATTAAAGCTCATTCATCTGGAATAACAAAAGAGGAATTTGAAACCTACGAGGCCATTAGGAAAAGCGGAACAACAAATATGTTTGATGTTGGTGTTGTGGAAATGCTGAGTGGGTATACTCTTGATGGGAAAAAGATTCTTACAATAATGAAAAATTATGATAACCTCTGTGATTTCTATCCTAGAAGGGAGGCAACATGAAAGGTTTTGTACTTATGAAAGGTGCGGCTCCTAAAGTATGTAGCTTATGTGATATGCCAGTAGATTTGGATGAATGTTTTTGTGAGGGATGTGGAGCAGAGCTTGTTTGGTGGGGGTGTAGAGATTGTGGTTATATTCCTCCAAATCAAGCTGCGCTCTATTGTCGCTATTGTGGCAAGAAATTGACACATGTTGTACAGAAGATCAGTAAAGACAATAAAAGAGTGCTCTGGCCTGCATCATCCGAGGAGGCATAATGTACAAAGATAAATACAAGCTAAGAGCACTCAAGCGTGGTGAGGTTAGATTGGCTAATTGTGGCACTCCATATTGTTCGGGATTGGAGGGTCGTTGTTGGCTCTGTGGTATGACGTGGGCAGAGTGCCAATGCGGCTCATCAGGAGAGGCTCGGTGTTTCTGTGGCGCCCTAGCGGAGTCGTGGCGTGACGTGCGTCCTGCCCATATTTTGCGGCTAATTGGCAATAGTTTTCGCGCAGTCTACGAAGGCATCGCGTACACTATTGATTGTCTACATGAAGGCACTTATCCTGACTTGCACGAGGCCTTTTGGTATTTCATAGATGGATGGAGGGGAAAATAACACAGGAGGTTGGTAAATGAAATCTACTTGGAAAATGGCACGAAAGCTTGCTTCGAGAAGGCTTTTTCTTGAAGTGCCGGCTGAGCATTGGGACATCTTTGAGAGAGCGTGGCAGTACGATAATTCGCATCCTTGCCCCATGCCGGTCGGGCATCGGATGTTCCGCCAGCGAGTATGGTTGTAGCATTGTCGGCGATATAGATGCTAAGATGCTCATAGACGCATGCACTGATGTCTGTAGCGAAATTGACAATGAAGTTGCGTCTCAAGAGCTCAAGGAGAAGAACGAACAAAAAGGAGTGTTGGAATGAGTGATGCATGTGAAACAAAGGCATACTATACTATTCCAAACATCGCTCCAACTTCAAGTGGGAGTATTCATGTAGTGCCCAGACAGGTACTTGAAAGGATTGTACAGGGCGATATACAAATTATCATGAATAACGAGAGTCTGCAGCCTGTTCTCTCAACTATTGTTAGTGAATGGATGAAGTATGTTGACTCGTTGAAGCACCTCGCTACTGGGCCGTGGCAGTCAATGGATGATGCTCCCAAAGATGGAACCGCCGTTCTGCTTAGATTCAAAAATGGATTCTGTCAGGTCTGTTATTGGGCAGAATGGGAAGTTGGTGGAGAAAGCCCACAAGTTTATGGGGGCCAAACAGTGATTCAAGGAAGTCCTCCTGATGGATTAGAAAGTGGCTGGATAGTCAATGGAGATGATGTGTGTGTTATCATGGATGAGCCTATTGCGTGGGCAAGGCTGACGGAGGAGAAATGAAGGCCTATCACTTTCTTCAAGAAGGTATGACGACCGGTTTTGGTGATGAGCCTCCGTGGACCAAAGGTGAGACAAGAACATGGGAAGGGAAAGTTGTGTTTTGTATCGCGGGTTATCACTCATCACCTACATGGCTGGACGCATTGGAATATGCTTCCGGTCCTATAGCCTGTATTGTTGATGTCTCCAGACCTGTCGAGAAAGACGACACCAAGCAGGTGTCTAAGATAAGGACACTTGTAGATTACAGGGACGCAACACGAACCCTCTATCTATTTGCCTGTGACTGTGCAGAGCGCGCTTTGAAAATGGGTAATGTCATTTGCCCACAAGCTCTCCGACACGTCATTGAGGTGGAGCGTCTGTGGGCAAATGGGAATGCCACCAATAAAGAATTGAACGATGCAAGGAGAGAGGCGTGGTTGAAGTCATGGAGTTTCGCAAAGTCATCGGCAATTGCTGCCGCGTGGTCAGCTACTGGTATAGGCTTTGCAACGATCCCGGTGTCTATTGCGGCAATATGTGCAAGGCAAGCAGCTAGACACAGTGCTAGACAGGCCAATAACCATGATGTGGAATTAAAGTGGCAGCGCCATCGCCTTGACGAGATGATGACGGAACTATTCAGGGAGGGAGAATGAGAGCGTATCACTTTCTCAAAGAAGACATGACGACACTGTTCGGCAACGAACCACCGTGGCAGAAAGGGGAGACTAGAGCGTGGCAAGGTGTTTGTGTGTTAGACCAAAGTGGCTATCATTCCTCCCCTGTGTGGCTTGGTGCCTTGTCGTGCGCACCAGGCCCCATAGCCTGTATTGTGGATGTTTCAAAGCCTATTCAAAAAGATAAACTGATACAAGTGTCCCGTGTTAGAACATTGGTTGATTATCGTAATGCTACTACAGCACTCCTGTTGTTTGCGTGTGATTGTGCAGAACGGACACTAGAGAGGGCGAACTTCTCTGGACACTTACTCATGGCAATGTGCCAACTTCTTGAAACGAGGCGCGAGCACATAAGTGGGCGAGTGTCAGACGCAGCATTAAAGGCGGTCCAACGAGACGTTGAACGGTTCCGCTTGTCAATAGATCGTACAGACCCAAAGTTCGTTTCCCATGAAAACCTCTGCGCACTCAGGGCAGTTGAAATTGTTGCCACGTCATATCATACATCTGTGGCATGTGCACAGTTAGTAGCACATTATTCTAATGCTCAAGTCCACGATGTCTCTTCGGAAGTACATTGGCAACGTCGTAGACTTGGCCTGCTTATAGGGAGGTTATTCCGTGAAGTGGGCAGTTGATAGAAACGGTCGTAGGTATCCCTTGATGGATGACTACGAAGAGGCCGAGGCCGAAAGGAGGGAAGACGAAAGACAGGAATTGGAGTATCGAAGGAGGAAAGACGAGAAACAGGAGAGAAGACACGAGTGAAGGAGAGCTAAATGAGTCATACTGATAGAGAATCTTTAAGATTTACGTACAAATTCACATTGGGAGACATCTTTAGATTGTGTGAAGAGGACTATCGACGTAAAGAGATTCTCTATTTAGGTATCCTCTTAGGTATGCTTCTATCAGAATCTCATAAAAGCGAGTCAGAGGAGACCGAAGTTTCTAAAGGAGAATCAAATGGATAATGTTGAAAAAGCTAAATGGACGCAAGGAGTGATCGATGGATGGCTCTCAGTAACTTTTGATCGTGATGCCTACATTATGTTTAGAACTACCGCTTACGGAGTAGAACTGACCCTATTCGATTTGTCTGCACAAGATTTGGCTAAAATTGCTGCAGCGGCTCAAGAAGGGTTAGCCAAGAAATTGGATAATACCATAGGAAAAAAGTGAATTTTTTGACTACTGTGATATAATAATGAGAGAGAAACAAAAGGAGGTGTATCGTGGAATTAGGTCCAGTAACAATTAATGCAACGGCAAGTTATACTCCACCCCATGATGGCTACTGTGAAGCCAGTTATGCACTTGAGGATTTCAGGATTTGTCATGAGTTGGAACTCCGCCTGAAAAGCTCTAGTCGGAATGAATGGTTTGAAGTGTTACGTCCTGAGATAGAGAAGATACTGAACTCTAAGGATTTTTACTTTGAGAATACCTTCAGTAAGACGATTTGTTCAGTTATCTACAGGAGACAAAATATTGCACCATTCAAAAATCTAGCGGATATTCAGAGAGAAGTTGAGGCCCTCGTAGAGCATTACGCAACTCGACTGAATGAACTGGAAGTTCTCAAGAAGATAGCAGCAATCGAAGGCAAGTGAGAGTAAAGTTAAAAGGACAAAGGAGGAGATTCTAATGAACAGGCGTCGAGTCGATCAACATTTGAGGAACAAGTTCAATGACTTCTTAGAGTCAATTACTGATGAGGACCTCAAAAGTAAGATAAGTTCGGATGCTATCATCACCGGTGGGAGTATAGCCTCATTGCTTCTTGGTGAAAAGCCACATGATTACGATATCTACTTTAAGACTCACAATACCGCTCTTGCAGTTGCAAAGCATTACGTGAAGATTTTCAATGATCGTAGGCGTGAACAAGGAAAATCTGACAAGCTCGAGGCTGAGGTCTATTCAAATGACTCAGGTCGTATACGAATAAGAATTCCTTCTGCAGGAGTACTTGATGACGATACCGATGATTCACAGTATCAGTACTTTGAGACTACAGAAGATGAGTCTGCTGAGGACTACTTGACTGAGACCTTCACTGATTTATTGGAGGATGGAGATGACTATCCTGAAGAAGCTCTAGAAAAGGTCACTGAAAAAAGCAAGACTCCTCCATATACTCCAATCTTTCTCAGTGATAATGCCATAACTTTGAGTAATAAAATCCAGATCGTCATTAGGTTCTATGGGTCAGCTGCAGAGATTCACAAGAATTTCGATTATGTGCATTGTACAAATCATTGGACTCCTAGCGGAGGTCTCGTATTGAGAAAGGATGCCCTGTTAAGCCTTTTGACTAAGGACCTTCAATACGTAGGTTCGCTATATCCATTAGCGAGCGTAGTTAGGATGAGGAAATTCCTCAAGAAAGGTTGGAACATAAATGCAGGTCAAATACTGAAAATGTGTTACCAACTGAGTGAGCTTGATCTTAATGATTTCAGTGTTCTTGAGGAACAACTCACAGGTGTTGATACTGCATACTTTCAAGAGCTTCTCTCAGTTATTCGTAATGAGCGAGAGAATTTGAAAGACATCGACAGCACCTATGTGGCGAGCCTCATTGATAAGCTCCTCAAATGATATCGCAAAGATAGGAGGAGAGTTGGCCGAGAGGACTATGGCGGCTGTCTTGAAAACAGCTTGAGCGAAAGCTCACATGGGTTCGAATCCCATACTCTCCTTCAAGTTCGAAGTAACCAAATTCGCATTTTCTTTGATTTTTTTCCGACCCGAATACAAGCTAACTGTTTACATTTCGTGGTAGTTGTGGTACTATATTGCTAGATTCAAAAAGGAGGCACAAGATGAAGTTGTCCAGAAAGCAAGCAAAGCCCATCCTGAATGCTTCTTTCCCTGACTACTCTGGACGCAAAATCAAACTGGTTGAGACAGACCACGTCACCTTGTGTGACCTAAATTGGGGTGGTGGTAGTCGCAACTATTACTGTTTATTGCGCGCCAGTGACGGCGCAGCAATGCATTATGAGCCAGCGGCACCATGGGCTGAAATGAACGAAGGTTCGCGAGTCGCACTGTCGCCACGCGTTCTTGTCGTGGAACATTCCATATTTTGCGGGCAAGACTGTGGTATCACCATTTATGCTCATCCAGAGGCAATGGCGAGACTGAAGCCAATGCTTCTAAAATAATTTCTTGAAGGAGGACAATAAAGGAGGTATCATGGTCGGAAACAAGTTCGACAAGGAACGCCACTTCGGAGTAGAGTTCGAAGGTTTCTGTCGAGATCGAGAGGTTCTCCTCTATAAACTGAGGGAAGAAGCTGGATTAGATGTGGTTACTGGTGGACACTTCGATCGACCAGGCAGTCGCCGCTGGTTATTGACATCAGACGGCTCACTTGTTGCAAGTCCTCATTCACGCACAAGAGTTCCGTTTGAGTTGAAGACTCCGGTACTCAAAGGACTTTCAGGTCTTCGTAAAATCGAAAGTGCATGTAAGGTACTTGAGGAAGAGTGTGAAGTGAATTACTCTTGTGGTCTTCATGTTCACCACGATGCGCATGATCTGACGAGACAACAAATAGAAAATGTCTACGTGCTATACTACAAGTTTCAATCTCTTATCGACTTGATGGTTCATCCTGATAGGAGGGAGAACCGATGCATATATGCACAAGCGCTTCGACGCAGATCTGTTAGCAGAGTTAACTTCTACGCTGAAGATCGATATTACAAGTTGAATCTCGCTTCAGTGGCTCTTCATGGAACTCTTGAGTTTAGGCAACATCAAGGGACCTTGAACTTCTTAGAAGTGAAACACTGGATAGTATTCACTCAGGCGATGATAAATGCAGCTATCTCGACAGACAAGAAGCTGTCCTTCCGTCAAGTTAAGAAATGGGACAATCTTCGAGGTATCCTTGGAGCCTACAAATGGATGAAGTCCGGCAAGTTCCTTCTCGAAGCGGAAGAGTTCTATCGGCCGTTGATTACTGGTCAGCCTGTACGAAGGCGGCGGTCAGTCACTCCTGAGGAGCCAGTACTTACTGAAGATGGAGTCGAAGTTGAAAGCCTTACTTCCAATGGCACAACAATTATGGCTACAGTTGATGTAACATTATCTCCGACAGGAGAGCCGCAAATCTCTATTAGGTCAGCATAAAGGAGGTGTGATGATACGCATAAGATATAATGAGAACGAATGGACAGCCGAGAGCTATGATGAGTTAGTTCGTATGTTGAAGCTGTTTCCATGGTCCCAGTCATCTGATATCGAACAGTATATGAAGATGACTAAGGATCGGTTGAAGGACCTCTTCGATGTAGATATCAACTACACTGATTCGAAGAGTTTCATTGAGAGTCTTGTTTCTGAAGGATTCATAACGTCTGTAGAGGAGGAAGCATAAATGTGTAGGATTGGAGCTGTAATTCACTTCGGAGACTATCGAGTCTCTACTGATGAGCTTTCAAATTTGCTCCTGAATATGCAACATGGAGGTCGAGACGCGACTGGTGTTGGATTCATCGACGAAGATACTCTTATTGCGTCTAAGACGCCAGGTCCGGCGACCTTAGCAGTTCCTAAATTGACACCGTTTATGAATCGATATGTAAAGAGAACTAAGGTTGCTTTGCTTCATACGAGATTGGCAACTCACGGCTCTCCGGAGTCTAACTTGAACAACCATCCGATCTTAGGAGATAAGTTGATGATGGTTCATAATGGTGTAGTTTGGTTGCCGATGAAGTTCCGATCGAATGGAGCCACAGATACTGAACAGATGCTTCGGGCTATGGAGGCTTTCGGAGTAAAGTATGGGCTTGAATTCACACATGGCTCTATAGCGGCAGTCTTTGGCAATAAGAGGACGCTGTTCTGGATGAGACGATCAATTTCTCGACTCAGTGCAGTCTTCGATGCTGAGTTGAAAATCTTAGTCATCTCTACTGAGATGAATGACATTCTGAAGTCTGTACGTTTCGAGAGGCCATTTGAAGTTCCAATTCTTCCAGGAAATCTCTATCGAATGGACATAAAGTCGAATAACATTAAGGTCTTGACAGTGAACGAGCCGGTGTTGCATCGGAGTAGAGTCTTAGATACAACACCACGAAGGACTGACTTAGAGATTCCGGTGCGTAGCTTAGAAGAAGCCTACCGGCCTGAACCTGCATTTGATTTTGATTCTATTGATGACTTGCATAGCGTATTTGAAGAGTCTCTGTCAGAAACGCTTAGTCGGTTGGATATGGAGGACTTCACCACAGTTGATGAAGCTGACTCAGATGAGGAGATGATTAACATCTATGAAAACGTCTAGTTTCTACCTTGAGAGGTTTGAAGAATACGTTGATTTGGTGAATGAGTGTGCTCGTGAGAGGATCTTTTCAAATTGTATTGTGGATTGTGATAAGTGTCCGGTCTATCAGGAGTGTGTAGACTTTTGGGATGAATACGTTACTACTCCTCCTAGGAGGGATCCAGACTTTTACAAAAACTGTTTTGCTCGTCTGAGAGAACTCAGAATGTTGAAACATCTGTCAATTGTTGATGAAAGTGTGATATAATACCTGTGGCAGAGAGCCGGCGTATCTATCCCCTAGATGCGCTGCCTGAAGTTCGCCTCCTTTTCTTCAGGCCTCTGCCATCTTTTGTACTTGTAAAGTCTATTTTGGTATAATCTACATGTATGGACGCGCAAGAATTCTTGGCAATCTATTCGAAGCTTGCTCACAATGAGGCTAGCTCCGGAGAGATAAATTATGCCTTCACTAGGCTCAGACCCCTTTTGAAAGGTCTTTCGATCGGTTCGAGGTTTTCCTCAGCTCATTCCACTTTAGATAAGCTGATCTGCTTAGATGTGGTAGCTCATTGGATTCACCAGGAACCTACTAGAATCACTCAGGTGTGGTCCGATGCAGATCCGATGATAGCCAAATCAACTCTAGACAGTTTGGCCGGTTATGAATCAAAAAATGATGTTAGGAAATTCAACCGAGGTTACAATACTAACCTTCTTGCGAAGGGACCTATTGAGGTCCTCGGAAGTAAGCTAACCGCTAAACATCGTCTTGGAACTCGTGAGAGTATCCGTCCAGCTGAAGAGAGACTTGTAAAGAAGTGGGTGGCCTTTCCTGATGAGTTGTCATCTGCTGAAAAGACTCTCTTGAAGCGTCTCGGTTATAAGATCTCTCTCGATGGCGTGTCAGAACCTTTGGTTGTCGGTGGTCCGTGTTCTGTAGAGATGATTGATAAGGAGGGACACCTCATTACCATAAAGGCATTGAAGGAAGCATTCGATAGGTTTATGAGGAATCCGTCGTACGCTAATGTAATGATGCTCCATTCTGACATGCAAGTTGCTCAGGCTCTGCCATTTTGGATAACTAAGGACGGTACGATCTATGAGAGTGGAATTAAAGACAATTATTTATATCTGATTGCGGCGCTCAGAGATGACGATGATATGAGTATTATCTCTAAGATTCGGAAGCAGATCGAAGATGGCACAATCAAATCATACTCTATTGCAGGTATCGCTCTTAACAAGGAGTTGAAGTCGAAGCAAGGTCAGGTCTTCTATCAGATAGACGCTCTCGATTTAGGTGAAGTTAGCTTTTGTGCAGATCCAGTCAATCCTGGAGCGTCATTTGAGATTCTCAAATCGAGTGATGGATGTATAGATTATTATGTGGACACTAAAAGGTCACACGTCGTGCGTTTTCGTGAACTCCTGGTGACACTGGACAACAAGCCACTAGTGACGAAGTCTATTGCAGGATCAGGGAGTGCTCTAGAAGACTTTAAGAAATTCCTAAGTGAGGCAGTTTAACGAGGTGTACAATGCCGGCAGAAAGTGAGTCACAAAGAAGATTGATGGCTATAGCTCTAGGGATTAAACGGGGAGAGATCCCGAGGTCGTATAGCAAAAAGGCTGCAGAACTTGCGGACTCGATGACTACAGAGGAACTTGAGGATTTTGCCTCGAAATCAATGACGAAGTCTCTCGGAGAGTTTGAAAGATTCTTAGTGAAAAACTCAGAAAGTTAAGAAAGAGAACTACACCTGTACATGTTCTTTGTGGCATGTTCTGTAGTTTCGTATATCACTTCTATCCAGGTTTGTCAGTGCTTCTGTTTGTTTCCTTCTCAGTATTTGAAATTTGGCAGGCTTCCGAAGAAGGCGACACAGGTTGCATTGATTACTGGGAAGGAGTGTTTGGTCTATTTGTTGGAGCCGCTATTTTGTGGCTTTGGAGGATTCTATGCATATAGAGGATTTACGCAACAAAGCTCGTAGACTTGAATCGAACATCGTTTCGGTAGGTATAGGTAAAAAGTATGTCAAAGGTCAGGATACTGGCCGACTAGCCTTGCAGATAGGTGTGTTGAAGAAGCTACCTAAAGCATATCTGAAGGCTAGCGATATTGTTCCTCGTTCAGTGGATTCTATCGAAACTGACGTTGTCGAAGTCGGAGATGTTCGAATACCTGAATTGATAAAAAGTCAGGAAGTGGATCGTACAGTCAGAGTTCGGCCAGCTCCATGTGGAGTGTCTATTGGACATAAAGATGTAACGGCAGGAACTCTCGGACTTGTTGCTACAAAAAATGGTAAGAGAGTGATTGTCACCAATAACCATGTAGGAGCCAATGTTAATCGAGGAGTCAAAGGTGATCCTTGGTATCAACCAGGTCCGTACGATGGTGGGCAATTTCCTGACATTATTGCTAGATTGTCTGAATATGTTCCGATTTATCCGGTGAATGAGATACCATCAGACTGCCCCGTAGGTTCAACTTTAGCAAAGGTGTTCAATTTCTTAGCTGAGAAATTCAATCGAGCGACTAGGCTCTCTGCTACTGTGATTCATGCTGAGCCAAATCTTGTGGATGTTTCTCTTGGTGAGGTGCTTCATCCATATGATGTTACATTTGAGGTCCTCGGTTTCGGCTCCTACAATTTGAAGGACATCCGAGTTGTTGAGCCTGAGATTGACATGACTGTTAAGAAGAGTGGTAGGACTACTGGATGTACCGAAGGAAAGGTGACTGCAATTGATGTTACATTGAATGTGAATATGGGATCGTTCATTGCAGTGTTTGAAGACCAATTTTTGACAACTCCGATGTCTGAAGGCGGAGATAGTGGTTCACATACCTTTACTAAGAATATGGACTTAGTCGGTCTCTTGTTTGCAGGTAGTGAACAGATAACTGCTCATAATACGTATATGAACGTGATAAATGAGATCGACTTGGATGCGTATCTACTCAATGATGAAGTTTTTCTGAGTTGTACATAATTATTTCTATTAGAGTATAATTATGTTGAGTCATAGTCGCAGAAGAGAAAGGCCAAGAGTACACTAGCAAATTCTGAATAGGTCGAGTAAAGGAGAGTCGAGTTCATGCGAATTCGGCTTCTTTTTGTGTATAAAAATTAGAAACATGGAGGAATGGAATGGAGATAGATGAGATTAAAGAGACCTTGGAGAAGGTACAGAAGGGGCAAGAGGGTCAGGTTACGGCATGGAAGGCTGTAGCTGAGACTTTGGATAAGATGAGTGATGTCCTCGAGAAGATGAATACTGCTCTATCAAAGCAGGAAGAGGACGAAAAGGAAGATGAAGACGAGCGGATGGTGGATGAGCTTGCTGAGAAGGTGAAGGCTAAGATGGCTGCTACTCAAATCTCGAAGGAAGACTCGAAGGAGAGTTCGGCCAAGCTGAAGACCAAGCCTGAAGCGCAGCAGGACATCATCCAGGGATCCGCAAATAGCGACGTTAGCAAGGCAGATGAGGATGAATGGGAAGATGAGGATGAGGAGGAAGGAGAGGTCAGGAGACCTCCTAGAGATGTTGATGAGAATGCGCAAGTGAAGGCTCTCAAGTCATCACTTGACAAAGCGGTCGCGGAAGCTATGCGTAGCGTCGATGTGAAGGGTATCGTGGAGAAGGCTATTGATGAAAAACTCTCGAAGATGGGTGTCGGTGAAGCCAGGTCCGTTAAGAGAGTCAGCATCCCAGTTAATCCCGATTCCCAAAACCTCTCGCTGAAAAAGTCAGCAAAAAGAGAGGACATAGTCGAGGAGCTGTCCAAGATGTCTTGGAGTCAGCTTTCGAGACTCGAGGAAGCCGTGAATAACGGCGAAGTAACGCTTGAATAGAGGTGAATGATTAATGCCAGATAGAATAAGTCTGCAGGAGTTTATAGCGCAGTCGCAACGTGGCGCTATGGGACGTGTGTTTGGTCCTGAGTTCATTCAGAAGCAAACATACCTGCAGGTCTCAAACATCTTCACCGAGACATACGGGCGTAAGGTCTGGGAAGCACTGAATAACCGGACCGTTTTTTGGAACGCTATCAAAAAGGTCGGATGGGGTCCTACCACTGGTTGGCGTCTGAGAACTGACAGAGGTTCCGATCGTTCAAGACCGGTTACTGAAGTTGGTTCACTGCCGACTATCGACGTGTCTAACTACGTCAATGTTAGTTCGCTGCCAAGAATTGCAGCTACCGACTTCGGTGTTTCAATCAAGGCAATGTTTACAGGTCAGTTGGAAGGTGGTATTGGAGATGCTCTCGCGGTTGAACGTGAGGCTGCTTCGAGAGACCACCTGAAGGAATTGAACCAAGAGCTTCTGCTCAAGAGTGCGTGCCTCGCTAGTGCGGCAGGTTCGACTACTACGTTCAAATGTCCTACAGCTAGTAGATTCTATCGTGTAGGCGACACAGTCGCATTCTACGATATTTCAGAAGCTGACTACGAGGAGACTCAGGGTGGTGTAATCTCTGACATCTCTTCAGATGGGACGACTGATACTGTTACTGTGTCTACACTTGCACAGGCTACGGCTGATGGAGATGTTATTTACATCAAAGCTCGTGCCGGTATGACAAGCCTTGATGATATTGTTGCCGAAGATGATATGACTGTAGGTGGCCAGAAGGCTGCTCCAGATGTCTACAATCTCACCACTCGTACAGCTGGTACATATGCTGCTGGTGCCTATGTCAATCACAACTCAGGTGTCGGAAGAGACCTGACGCTTGCCTTGATCGATACTTGTATTCAGAAGTGTCGTGAGAATGGTGGCGAACCCAAACTGATCCTTACAGGGCACGATCAGTACTTCAAGCTCAACCAGCTGCTGCAAGCTCAGCAGAGGTTCCTTGGTACTGGTGAACTTATCGTTGGTGTTGGTGATGAGAGGACCTATCCTGGTACTGCGACCGGTCTTGCGGTTGCTACGTACATGGGTATTCCGATCCTTCCTGACGCAGATGTTCCTAAGTCAGTGGCGACTGATGATAGCGCGCTCGGCTCTAACCTGTATGTTCTCGATACGGACTTCTTTGAGATTGCTGTAGCTCAGCCTACTCAGTACATTGAGAATAGAGACTTCTTCGCAGCCAATGCGCTCGTGGTTAGAGGTCTTCTGTATACGATGGCTGAACTGAGATGCCGCAATATCTGGGTCCAATCGAAGTTGGGAGATCTGAACAGTTAACTCCAGGAGAAAATGACTTGAAAGTAAGTGAGGTTTTGTCAGAAAGAGTAGGAAAACAGCTACTCGGTGAATTACTAACTATAGTGGATGCTTCTAGTGGAGATAAGGTCCAACGAGAGGCATTGAAGAGTCTTGTTAGACAAACTCTCAAGAAGTGCATGGCTGATCTCGTATGTTCTGTGGAAATAGAACATAGGAAGGGAGAGCAATCTGAGAAAGATTGAGACCGCCTGAGGGATGGAGAGGTGGTCTCCATTTGGAGGATAAATGGCTTTAAGTAGTGTAACAGTGTCAATAGACGCTAGAACGGTGTTCGGAAACAAGAGAGTGGTATTTGCTAGTGTATCTCTCGGTAATGACACATTCCCATCAGGAGGGATTTCTCTAACGCCTTCTCAATTCGGACTTCAGCATGTCGACCTAGTGCTGTTCGAAGGAAAGAAGCTCGCATATTACTATGACTATGATAACGAAAAGATCAACGCCTATCTGCCAGGTAGTTCAACTGGTGCTTCTGAGGTTAGGGTTGCTGCTAATGGTGCTACTCCTAACGAGACAATAAAGGCGATCGTCATCGGGTATGGAGGTTAGTCGTGGCAGACATTGGAAGTATAACTGTATCTACAGTTGCTAAAGGAGTCTTTGGAAATAAGAGATACGTCATCGCGTCATTGACTGTAGGTGACGGTTCGTCTACATTTCCTTCAGGAGGAGTCAGTCTGACACCATCAGATTTTGGACTCCAATCTATAGAATTGATGATGATCGAACATGGAAGCATCGATTACTATTATGACATTAGTAATGAGCTTTTGTCGGGTTATCTACCGGCAGCAACCACTGGAGAAGACAAGGTTCGAGTCGCAGTAGATGGTGCAGTACCTAATGAGACAGTTCGTTGCTTGGTGCTCGGTGTAGGAGGCTAACTTGGAATGGTCTGGGCAGATTATCGGGGCCTTTATTGGAGCAGTGGTTCTATTAATATTGAATCTTCTGACCTTTATTTTGACATATGGAAGGCTCTCTCAGAAGGTAGAGGATTTGAATCATACTGTCAATAACGGCTTATGCGAGAAAGTTCAACAAACTTGTGCAGATGTAGCTCAGATGAAAGGCAATTTAGAAACTTATATGAAGCTTGAGCATGAGATAAAGAAGATGTTGGTACGCCGAATAGAGGTTCTGGAGAGTAAGACCGATGGCTCATAGACCTATAGTAGCACAAACCATAACGAACGACCACTCGAAGGTTGCTGAAGAGCTTCAAAACTTGTTAAATGCTCATAACCTCGATACTAGTGCAATCATTGACACTGAGATTACGAAGTTTGGAGCTAATCAGTTTCTGATTGTTGCGATCTTTTACGGTATCTATACTCATTGGCTACAAGCGAAGTTGAAACCTGTTCTCAATCGAGACCTTGTAATAAATAGGGCATATTCAGATTCATTATCACTCACAGCTGCGTTTGATTGGTTACTTACTGTTCCTAGATCAGATCAGATATGTCTGAATGTTGCTGCAATTGCAAGAGCGCTGTCTAGTGTTAGGGCTCCATCTGATGAGATCGAATTGAGTCCTTCTATTAGTAGAGAGATGTCTTCAAATCGTGGAAAGTCGACTAGTACGTCTCTTTCAGCCTCGGTTGAAGCTGAGAAGACTAGTACGTACTAAGGTGTAGGAGGAGATAATGCCAGAGAAAAAATCAGATCTGTTAGCTGCGGTAGAATATGAACACCGTAAGAAAGGCGGTGATCTTGTCTCTAGAGGATACCAGAAGTTCGATTGGAGAGGACGAGTTCACATCATCCAAGAGGACTCACAAGGCAGACTTATAGGCGAAGTTATCAAAGACAAAAAGGGTAATATCGTGAAGGTTATAGAAGGCCATCCTGAGAATCAGTCACTTTTAAACTCATTAGTTAAAGCTATTACTCGTGCTAAGCCTACGAGTAAGGCGAAGAAGCGTTCTGTTCAGTCAGAATCTAATTAATGGAGGTCGATATAGATGGCTGCAACAGTAACTAAATATGGTTTCGTAGAAACTGCGAAGCTTATGACAGGTGTAGCTGCAACCGCGTTCAATCAGGTCGCTCTAGGTGTAGGGTCTCAGACAGAGAACACTAATATTCAGTCTCTCGCATCTGAGATTACCGACAGCGGTCTTGCAAGAGCGACTGCAGATACCGTAACTGTTGCTTCAAGTGCAACTGCAGGTGATACGTGCAAGTTCGAACACACTTGGACTGCTACAGGTTCTAAGAACGTGAAGGAGTGCGGTGTGTTGAACACTGACGACGACCTGCTTTGCTATGCCACCTTCGATAGTGCTATTCCGATGGAATCGGATGACACGCTGAAGGTTACTTGGAGTGTTCAAGTTACATCATAAGGAGATACAATGATAGGAGGTATTTTCATAGTATTTGAAGATACCTCCTATCGTCTCGTTATAGGTAAGGAGGACCAGAGTGAAGCTAATATGGTATAGTACGTCACCTCATGCAGGAGCAGGCTATGGAGTAATTACAAAGAATCTAGTCAAGAGAATGCAGGAGGACGGCCACACGGTTGATGTTTTTACCAAACATCACATGGCTGGAACCTTCATAATTGATGGAATAACTGTTAGAGAAGGAGTTGAGCTCGGCCTAGTAAATAAAGTCTTTGATGATGACGGCTACGATTTTATCTTCTCGTCAATGGACAATTGGGTCTTAGAGAAACAGGAGCCATTTAGAAAGTGGGTCTCTCTCGTATTTATAGACACAGAGTTTCCAAATCCAAAACTGATTAATGCTACTAAAAAGGCGCTCGTTCCAGTAGCAATCACTCGACATGGTCTAGAAGCTCTGCAATATTCTGGACTGAAACCTCAGTATGCTCCATTAGGTGTAGACACCAGGATGTTCAGACCTGATAGTGCATTACGAAGGTCCTATCGAGAAAGGCATGGTTGGAGTGATGATACCTTCGTTATAGGATTGGTCGGTATAAACTACATTAGTGATCGTAAAAACATCATAGGTACTATTAGAGCGTTCCAACGGTTCCATAATGACTATCCTAATTCAGTGTTGTATCTTCATACAGATGTGATGGGTTCAGCGACTAAGGGACATCCGTTGAAATGGGTTATACAAGCATGTGGATTCGATCCTGAAGGTCGTGGAGCAATACAGTATGTCAATCAGAGACTATATCATCAATACGAGATAGCTCATGAAAGGAGAAGGCTTCGGAATGCCATGGTTAGAGGCACAGTCTTGTGGTTGTCCGATCATAAACGCAGAAACTACCTCTGGAGCAGAATTGAACTTCGGAGGATTCCTGATACCTCAGGATGAGGATGATTTTGAATTCTCTACACTCCTCACGTGGGTCCTAAGTGTTAGGCCAAACAAGATTTACGATGAACTAGTTAATGCATATAACGAGTGGTCCTCAGGAGAGCTCTCGAAACGTAGTGAGCGAGCTAGACAGGGAGCTCTACATTACGATTGGGACCTAGTCTACAATCAATATTGGAGACCACTCTTGAAATATAAGTGGAAGAACTTCCAGATTATACCTCCATGTTGGATGAAAGGAGTGGAGTAAATGGACATCTCCTTCCATTTGACTGTGGTGTAGTATGTCCATCTAAGAAATGTGACAATATGCCTTGGTATCGATTTTTTGGAGAATCTGAGAATGTTCGTCCTCTTTTGTCAAGATTATGGCCTATAATGATGGATGAGGAGGAGAACCTTCTCGTAGATACAAGTTGTCCTGCATATCGTATGATGTCGCCGAGATTTAAGAACGAGGCGACTAGGGTATGGAAGCACCTGATGTCATATCCTAAGGTTCGTAATCATTACAAGGAGTCACTCCAAGACGGAACGATCAACATTATTGGCTGTGTACCAATAGAAAACATCAAGCCAGAATTTGATGATGATTATTATGATTTTCTCCAGAAGTATGTCAAGACTGGTCTATCCTTAGAAGAGCGTTTTTTCAAGGAAGTTCCTGATGGAGGAGTCATTCTTGATGTTGGAGCAGGAAATGGTGATCGAGTGCGAGAACTCATACAACGTGGCTATAAGGCGATCGGATTGGAAGTTAATCCACGACTTGTAGATAATGATTTCGTGTTTCACGGAGATATCCACTCAATACCATATGAGGATAACTTCGCAGATTTAGTTATATGTGTAGATGTTCTAGAGCATGTCCAAGATCCGATGGCTGCATTAGAAGAGCTGCTCAGGGTGTCTAAGGGTGTTGTTGTGATTCAAGTCACTACCTTAGAAGACCCGTCGTTTGCGGAGGACCCGACACATGTAGTCGAATGGAATCAAGAACGATGGAAGAGAGAAATCTCTGAGTATGCATTCATAGAATATTGTGATGAGCAGTCTACAATGATTCTAAGGAGGAAGTAATGAAGAGTGCATTGATAACTGGGATAACTGGACAGGATGGAAGCTACCTCGCAGAGTTCCTTCTAAGTAAGGGATACGAGGTACACGGTTTGATCCGTAGGTCTGCTACAGACAATACAAAGAATATCAATCACCTATTAGGAGATATTGAGCTTCATTATGGAGACCTATTTCAAGAGCACTACCTGTGTAGCTTGATTGCGGCTCTGCAACCTGATGAAATCTATAATCTTGCTGCGCAGAGTGATGTAGGAACGAGCTTTGAGTGTCCAGAATATACCTCTGAAGTTACTGGACTTGGAGTGTTGAGGCTGCTAGAAGCTGTTAGAGTATTCTCTCCAGAATCAAGACTCTACCAAGCTTCTACCTCTGAGATGTTTGGAGACGCAGAGCCTCCACAAGATGAGGACTCTCCTATGTGTCCTAGGAATCCATACGGAGTTGCGAAGCTCTTTGCGCATAGAATGGTCGACATTTACAGAAAAAGTTATAATTTACATGCGTCCTGTGGGATCCTGTTCAATCATGAAAGTGAACGTAGAGGTCGAGAGTTTGTAACTCAAAAAATATGTTTTGGAGCAGCACGTATCAGCAGTGGACTGCAGAAGGAGCTCCGTTTAGGTAATCTTGATGCAGTCAGAGATTGGGGTTATGCTCCTGATTATGTTAAGGCGATGTGGCTGATGCTCCAACAACCTACGCCTGACGACTATGTGATTGGAACTGGAGAGGTCCATACAGTACGAGAGTTCGTAGAGAAGGCCTTCAATAGGTTAGGACTTGATTGGAAGGAGTATGTTATAGTTGACCCTATGTACTATAGGCCTCTTGAAACTAATTACTTGATGGCCAATACATCTAAGGCTAAAAAGGTGCTCGGATGGGCACCAGAAGTGTACCTGGATGAACTCGTGGATATCATGATACGTAATGCGATAGCGGAGGTCGGGCAGGTATGAGGGTATTGATAGCAATACTTCTCATAGTAATAGTTCTAATACCTAGCCAAGTGATGGCATGGGGTCCACGGACTCATATACAGATAGCTCACGAGTTAGAGCGGACGTCAAATGACTTCCTTGCAGGTTCAGTATTGCCAGACTTTTCACTCTCACTGAGGGCACGTGGAGTGGACTATCCCAATTTGCAAAGTGTCACTCACTCGCAAGAGTTTATAGACCTTTTGCCCGAAGGCGACTTCAAAGACGGTTGGATAGCACACGTTGAGTCTGATAAGATTGAGACTGCCTATTCTAAACAAAGGATAAGCGAAGGTGCTCCGATGGGAGCGGATTATCCTGTAGATCAAGCTTATCATGTAGACCAACCTATTATCACTGAGACGCATGGAGCTATAATTGATGATATTTTAGACAAGCTAGGTATAGACCGTCCTGAAACGGACTGGCGACTAGTAAACTCAACCTATCGAGTGTATATCCGCTGTTACTGGATGGACAAGTACAAGAAGGTTCTGAATGAGTGGTACTCTGATTATCAGGAATACGTTGATAAGTCTGTGCAGGTATCTAAGGACAAGCTGGGCGATAAAGAACCTTCGCAGCACAATACTGTTAGGTCCTATTACAAGAAGCGGTGCTGTTGGTGTCACGCGGTGGTACCGGAAGGTAGGGCTGAGGCTGAGAAGCAAAAGAGAAAGTTGTGGCGAGAATACCGACAAAGGATGAATGAAGCTGAAACGCGCAAGGAGAAAATGCAACTGTATGAGGAATGGAAGGTTGAAAGAGAGAAGTTAAGCACACCATCTATCTGTAGGATATAATTTAGATGTATGGAGACATAAAATGGCAGATAAAAAGATTTCTGAACTGACAGCTAAGACAACTATCCATGATGACGACCTATTTGTCCTAGTTGACTCAGAGGCCACACCTGACGAAACGAAGAAAATTGCTGGAACCTATGTTCGTGCAGGTCGCACAGCTACCTACATAGTTGCAGCAAGTGATGCTCCTGACCATGTGAAGGCACAGGCCGATTATGTCTGCGACGGTACTGCTGATGATGTGGAGATTCAGGCCGCGCTTGATGCTCTAGTTGGTATTGCGTATGATGGCGGGAGAGTATTGTTGTCAGAGGGAACCTACAATACCTCAGCCCCAATCGTGTGGCCAATACAAAGTGGGATTACTCTCGAAGGGCAAGGGCCAGAGAACACAGTACTTAAACTCACCCCTAACTCAGATTGCAATGTAATTGAGCATACAGGCGAAGGAGTATATTTCGGGACCATAAAGAGTCTGAAGATTCATGGCAATAGGAGCAGCCAGGCATCTGGTAGTGGCATTTACATAACTGGTGATTTCAATGATGCCCGTTTTGAGGATTTGTATGTAAATTATTGTAAAGAATACGGCATGTATATCTATAATACTTGGACAACATCAATAACAAACTGTATTTCAGAGAATAATGACCTTGATGGCCTTTTCATAAGGAACGGGCCAAGTATTGTCACTGGCGGCTTTTATTCCTACAATCGCAATGGGATAAAGATAGCGACTGCAGGTGATTTCCTAATTAGTGGAGCTACTTGCCGTAACAATAATGAAAAGGGCATACATTTGAGCGAGTCTGGGCATGGATTGATTATTGGGTGCCATACATATGGTGCGCCAGACGGAATATATATCCAGAACTCTGCCAAACTCTCTATTATAGGCAATCAAATATACAGTAATACAGGCTCGGGTATCACCCTTCGGAGCAGTGGGACACCGTGGCCTACCGATAATGTAATCACAGACAACCTTATCTACAGTAATGATAAAGGTTTTTACCTTGTGGAGCATGAAAATGTTCCTATCTCCAGAATTGTTGTGGCAAACAACATATTTTATGATAACACTACCAATTTTAGCGTATACGATGAAGCACGTGACCTAGATACTTGGCGGATGTATAACAAATATTCTGACATCTTCATGGATGTCCTTGCTGAAGATGCAGACCATGTAGTGGCCGCCGAAGACTTGACTGCTGCTACTCCTATTACTTGTACGCTGGCAGCCCAGCCCGACGTGCCGAGGAATGTCACCATTGAGATAACCGATGCTGACACTTCGATAACCGCCTTCCAGATTACTGTCAGCGGCGTGGATGCCAAAGGCAACAGCACAAGCGAGGTCTTTGATGAATCTGGAGGCTTGACACAGACTGGCAATGTTGCCTTTGCCACCATAAGCTCAGTGAAGGTGGATAGCATCACCGGAGTTGGAGCAGGAGACGTTCTTGATGTTGGTATCGGCTCCAAGCTGGGGCTGTCCAATGTTGTCTATGAAACAGAAGATGTCTACAAGGTCAAGAAGAACAATGCAGATTGGGCATCGGCAAACTACACGGTGAACACAACCTATGACACCGTAGACGTTTCAACAGGCGGAGCAATAACGGGAGGCGATGACTTCACTATCTTCTACAGGAGCAACCTCAACATAATTTCGTGAATGGAGGAATAAGATGTCGACACCGGTAGGTTCATATCAAGAAGATATAGATATAAACAATCTCCAGATTGGGACTGTCACAAGACATTTGGTGATACCTGCGGATAGCCTCGGCAAGAATCCAACCAATCCGCCAGCCGTGGCAGTCTATGGCATCTGCCAGTCATTGGAGTTTACCGTCGGTACGGACAAGGCGTACTACAAGCTTCACGTGCCGGATGACTGGGTTGCAGGCACGGATATTACTATCCACATCCACTGGACACGGAGTTCCACCGGTGGTGATGACTCGACGAAGACGGTGAAATGGCAGGTCAAGTACCTTGCCGTAAACGGTGTTAGCGAGAACGTGAATTCCGGCGAAGCGACTCTGTCTGTGGAGGATACGTATGATTCTTCCAGTACTACTGACCAGATTGCATACAAGACAGATGCACTTACGATTCCAAACGCCGTGATAGAGGCTGGCGACTGCATTACCTTTGAGCTAATGGCGGTGACGCTGAGTGGTACGGCATTGTCAGAACCTGCGTGCGTCGGGCTTAGTATTGATTGGACGGCTAAGCAAGTCCTGTAAGGAGAACAATGATTACCTAATGGAGGATAATTAATGACAGTAAAAATATCCCATCTTCTGACGGAAGATGGAGATGATCTACTGAAGGAGGACAGTAGTCTTCTAGTTTTAGAGCCAGTTGAAATTACCTCATCAACTTTAGTCAATCTTAGAGTGTCTCCTGCGCCTTGGTATGATCGTAGTTGGGAATACCGAATTCAGCTTACACTCGATAAGGATAAAGCTGGTGGAGCTACCCTTACTGACTTTCCAATAGTAATTACTGAGAATCATATGCCTGATGCCTTTTGGAGTAATGTACGCTCAGATGGTGCTGACATTGTAGTCTGTGCTGCAGATGGAACGACGAAGCTGAAGCGGGAATTGGCTACCTTCTCTGTAGTCGACGAGAAGATGGAGCTGCATGTCAGGATACCTCGGTATTCTCATACTGCAGACACCATCATTTATCTCTACTTCGGGAATCCTGCTGGAGCTGAGGCCAATGACATTGATACGTGGGACTCTGATTTCGCGGCTGTCTGGCACATGAACGATAGTCCTGCTGACTCAACACAGATACTGGACTCAACGGTAAATGGGAATACGGGCACGAAGGGCGCGGGAGACAGAGCACCAACAGAAGTTGATGATGTAATTGGGAAGGGACAAAGCTTCGATGGAGTGGATGACTATATTGAATTACCTAAAGCTTTTGACTCGGTATTGACAGGGAATTACACGTTGTTGGCTGTAGCCAAGTGTGTAGGAGAGAACTCTGATGACCGTATGTACCAAAACGTTTTTGATATGCGCGGAGAGAGAGAGGTCACATTAGAAGTGAATGAGTCTCCTGACCTTAGAATAGCTCACTTTGTATATGATGGCACACCCTACAGGGCTTATGGCCCATCACAATTTGCCTATAATATGAATTACTTGATAGCAGCCACGAAATCGGGCACAACACAACTAGCGTGGAAAGACGGTGTGTCGGGGATCCCCGTTACTTCGGGAGAGCCACATTCGGGTAGTGCTAGCTCTCGAATTGGGTTGCTGTATACAGATTCAGACTCTGGTGGTGGCAACCTGCGCGGTGCGTTTCGAGGAACGATATCTGAGGCCCGTATCTCTTTCACTGCCCGCTCTCCCGAGTGGATAGAGGCGACGTATAACTGGCTTTTAGACAACAGTAATTGCTACAGTGTAGGTTCTCCGATGACTGTTGAAGATACATCATATCCACGTACATTTGAAGTGATGAGGGAGAAATTAACTTCATTGATAATTGCTCCACTGAGAGAAAGACTCATATTGCTAGCTAGGTCGTTCTCAACAGCAATAGCATTAACCTCTAATGTAGGTCGTACAATGGCGATAAATAGAAGTGTTTCTGCTTCTGAAGTAATGTCGGCTTCAATAGATAGGACGATTTCTCTTGCACGAAGATTGACAGCATCTCTGTTACCTATTTCGAGTATCACAAGAACGATTCAATCTATGAGAGAATTCTCTTTTAGTAGTTCACTTTCTTCAACAGTCGGGAGGAATATTGCATCTGTTAGAAGAGTAGTCGCTCAAGAATCTCTACGTGTAATAGGATTGACAAGAGGAGTAGGTAGAACAATTAAAGTTTCATTCGCATTAGGCTCCTTCGTCAATAGAATCTTTAGGAAGTTTGGATACAAGACTATGACTATGAGACATCTGAGTTCTAGAATCAAGACATTCACCTTGAGACACAGAGAATAGTGTCTTCAAGCTTAGATTTATAGTATAATTAGATTGAACATGGAGACAATATCTGTAAGAGAAGGCTCAACATCAGATTTAGTGTTTCAGCTTTTGGCTGATAATGAAGCTATCGATTTGACTGGTGTGGATCATGTAGAGCTCCACATGCTGGACTCGAGAGGAAAAGCCTATAGGTATTCTTCTGATGGAAGTAACCTCGAGATATCAGTTCCAGAAAGTGGATTGGTAGCATTCACTCCAGAGAGCTCTACGTTTTATGCGATTCGTTCTCCATACAAAGTTTATGTTTTGGTGTATGAATCACCTTCAGAGTATTATTCAGTACCAGAAGGAGAGGAGAATCAAATAGAGGTACGAAGACTTTTCTAAATGCTTAGACCAGACGCTATCTTCAAATTTGACGGAACATCGTATACGGATTTGTCTAATAATCCTAAGACAAATTCTTCGATTGACTTTATCTCTTCAACAGATGATATCTTCTATATTGGACTTAGAAGAAGATTCATCGGTTTGTATGTTACGCTATCGACACTCGGTAGCTATGATTCGATTTCATACAAATACTGGAACGGTGAGGAATGGAAGTATCTCTCTTTGTTAGATTCATATGCATTCTCTGTTTCTAAGTATCAACGATGGGTTGTTCCAACTGATTGGGAACCTCTGAACTTTACGGATACTTTCCCGCATTCTGCTACAGCTCCAGACAATGTCGAGAGATTCTGGATAAAGATCGAAGCAGGAGGAGTGACAACTCAAGCAGTCATTAGTAAGATTCGTTGTTTACCGTATGCTACATATGCTTCAAGTGGTGATGTGGCAGCCAAGCTCGGTCTAAATTCAGAAGATATATTTACTACCGTATCAGAGCCTCTGTCATCCTTTGATGTGGAGGACTTCATAGTTAGAGCAGAGGACAGGATTGACTATCGTACGAGAAAATCATGGAGGTTTAACGCTGAACCAGAGGAACTTCTTGATTTCAATCTTGAAGGAGTTAGACTCCACCATAGGGACATTATAAAGGTCTTTAATGCGTACCTATGGGATGGGTCTAGTTTCGATTTACTAACTGAGGGCCGTAATCAGGATTACTTCGTTGATAATGATCGAGGTATGCTGTTCTTTACAAGGTTCTTTTTACCTCCTGCAAGATATCGATATCCTATGTATGGTATGGCGTTGGGTTCTTGGAAGGGAGAGTTTCGGTATGCAGTAAAGGTTGACTACTCTTGGGGTAGAGACCTTGAAACATCAAGAGATTTCCACATTGTTAATAATCTTGCTGCTAAGATGGCGGCCATCGAATGTTTGAGCTCGTCGAATTTCGTAGCATTGGTGCCAGAAGCTTCTGCATTAGAGGAGATTTCGCAAAGGATAGACAGGTGGGAGCGTGAGATTGAAGACCAACTTGAAAATCTCACAGCTTTGATAATAGAATAATGGCCTACATCGCTGAATCAGTTCCACAAGAAACAATAAAGTCTCTGTTGGTTGATAATTGGGACCCTCAAGGAGGAGTAGTTCCGATGCCTCGAATAGAGATTGTGGCGTCAATTCCTTCGTCAGTTCGATTTGATATACAAAAGAGGGATTACATTTTCATAGCTCAAGATAATGCTGGCGAGGAGATAACTTTGCGTAATACGTGTCAGCATTATGACAAGACATTCAATCTCGTATTACAGATAATGACATCGAATTCAAGACAGAGGTTGTACGATATAAAAAAGCAGATTCGAATCATTTGCTTCTCGAACGTACATAACTTCACAGGATGGCAAAGATTGCTCTATAGGTCCTTTATTGAAGAAGGAGATGAGCAGCCAAAGATCTGGAAAGGGCGAGTTAGACTTACATTGGACTCAGCAAGAGTTCCAATAACTAGTTAGTTGGAGGTAATACATGGCAGCAGGTGATGCAATTATCAGAGGTGAGTCTTGGGAATTATCGTTTGGTCCAGAAACATCATATGGTGTAGACCCAGGTACAGCAGCTCTGAATTGGGTGTTCGGTGTTGTTCAACAAGCGACTATGCCTGACCCCGAGTTTAATTGGATGCCATACTGGATGCTCGGCTCAGCATCTAAGAGGAACTTCTATATTATGTATAGAGGTCGAAAATCCTTTGCTGGGTCGATACCAGATATAGTTCTCATAAATGGCTATCCGTTGTACCTTCCTATAGGAGATGTAGTAACGACTGGAACGGAATCTCCATATACTCATACAATCTCTGAGACAAATAGGCTCAAGTCTATAACTATGCAACATGAGTTATTCGATGCAGATGGAAATTCTGAGCTCATTAGGCGTTGGAGTGGAGGAAAGGTAAACAGAGCTAGTTATCATGCTTCTGAAGGTGAGCCTCTCATGATGAGCATAGAGGAAATTATATTCAACTCTTATGCTAGTAGTGGAGATTCTGGAATAGCAAGTGCTAGTGCATCCTATCCTACGACTGATCCGTACTTGTTCTGTCATGGAGCACTTACGTTGTTCGGCACAGAGTTTGCTAGAGTCAGGAATTTCTCGATTGAAGTGAGCAACAATATCGAACCTAAGTACTACATAACGGATGACTCTGCAGAATCGAGGGCACCATATGAGCTCAGGGAAGGAAGACGAGAATACCGCATGACTGCTAATATTGACATAGCTGATAGTAGTATCTTCGATGCGCTGGTTGCAGAAGGCGTATACACGTCGTTGAAGGGATTCGACATCTCTCTTGTATTTACTAGAGGCGATAATGATACAATTACCTTTACGATTCCGCCGACTACAGCTGATGCAGGTGGAGATAGCCAAGGAGCATTCATACGTTCAGCTCCTCATAATATCGTGAATGAGCCAGCGGTATCTGTTCCTGTTGATATAATTTTTAGATCTATGAAGATCGTAGTAGTTGATGCAGTCGAGGATTATCCTGAAGATTAAGGAGGTTTAAATGGCTGAAGTACAGTGGAGAATAAGTCACGAACCTGAGGAGAAGACCATACACTACCAAGGGAAGGACTTTACTATTCAGGTGAGGCCCATGACTTGGAGTAAACGTAATCAAATTGTTTCTCAGTGTTTGACCTATACTGAGAGGGGAGAAGCACAGTTCAATCTCGATCGGTACTACAAGGAATCAATTATGTACATGATTCCTCAAGGTCCATGGGGAAAGACTGATGCGATTTTCTTGACTTCTATCAATGAGGAGCTCGGGAGAATCCTTCAATCGTTTGTATCTAATCCTTTTGATAGTGGTGGAGTTGAAGCTCAGGATTTTTTCGACGAAGAGCGAGAGCAGTCCTCATAGGTAGGGGCAACTTCTATGACTTCGATGTATACAGGAAGTTAGTTGAGATAAAATTGATGCAGCTAGGTATATCATTCGAGAGTCTACAATCAATGACTGAGCAAGAGGTACTTAGTTACATGGGAGTCCTAGAGGCTGTGGAAGAGAAAATGATGGAGGAACAAGAGAGAAATGCCAGGTGAGGGAGAAATCCTTGGTCGAATAATAGTCGAAGATACAATCAAGACTCAATATGAAGGTGCTCCAGGAGGCAGTCTCGGTCGACTTCCTGGAGGATTGCCTGGTCGAGTACCAGTAGGTCCAACTGGAGATCGTCCAGCTCAAAGCAAGGACATACAGGATTTGAAGAAAGGCCTCTTGGGAGCAGTCGGACTCGGTGGTCTAGCAAAGGCAGCAGGAGGTATAGGCCTTATTGTAGCTGCGGTTACATTTATTGTATCAGTCATTAAACGTAGTAAAGTGTTTAGTACATTCATGAATGCGTTTCTGACAGTACTGTCGTCATTTGTGGATGTTATGCTCATGCCTCTAATTCCGATTCTCTCGCGTTTTCTACGCTTTGCTCTGAAGGTCTTCCAAGGATTCAGAAAGGAAGGCATTATCGGAGCGATTAAGGCTATACTCGAAGGGATAAACCTAAAAGGAATACTTTCGAAGCTTCTAGACTGGGGAAACTTCATCGCAAAGCTCGTTTGGAGTGATTTTATTGTAGGCATAGTTTGGGAGAATCTCATCAAAGGCCCAGCTCAGTGGGTTTGGGAAAATGTCATTAAAGGCCCAGCTCAGTGGGTTTGGGAAAACTTGATTGAAGGCCCAGCGCAATGGGTTTGGGAGAATATAATTAAGGGCCCAGCTCAATGGATTTGGGAAAATGTTATCAAAGGTCCCGCTCAATGGGTTTGGGAGAACGTAATTACAGGTCCAACTCAATGGGTTTGGGAGAATCTCATCGAGGGTCCTGCTCAATGGGTCTGGGAGAATGTGATTAAAGGTCCAGCCCAGTGGGTCTGGGAGAATCTCATCAAGGGTCCAGCCCAATGGGTCTGGGAGAATGTTATCAAAGGTCCTGCTCAGTGGGTCTGGGAAAATGTTATCAAGGGCCCAGCTCAATGGGTCTGGGAGAATACCATTAAAGGTCCCGCTCAGTGGGTTTGGGAGAACGCTTTATCTCCTTTAGGAAGTGCATTGAAAAAGCTCTTTCCTGATATCGACATACCATTTCCTGATATTGATATACCATTCTTCCAAACAGAAAGTCTCCAAACAGGAAGTCCATACATTCCTCGCGATATGCTAGCGTACCTGCATAAAGGTGAAGCAGTGATTCCAGCTAGATATAATACGTTCAACATCACAAACAATCTGAGCTCCAATGCGCCTACTGGTTATCTAGCTGGTAGAGAGATGGGAGAAGGTTTTGTTAATTCTCTCACGAGTCTTGTATTGAGGACAGGTATCTAATGGCACTAGATGTATCGATTACTAGCCCAGACGGAAATACAAATACCACATATAATATACAATGTGAGGTCGTAGAGCATACTATTAGTCGTAGTCCTACTGCAGCAGCACTTCCTGGAGAGACTGGCGAAGGTGCAGGAGACCCAGATGTTTTCTATCTCGATCTAGGAATGCAACTTGAACAAATAACAATTTCAGGAGTACTCGATAATACTAATACTCCGACGAAGGCTACACTTCGTACAATTGCGTCAACGTGGTGGAGAGACAGTGTAGAGGAGGATCCTCCAAAATATATCAAGCTAACTCTTCCGGGTAGTGAAGCATATTACGGTGGTATCAAACAAGCATCATTTAGACGTGGTGCTGAAGATACAGAGTATTGGAGGTTCAGCTTGGTGTTTATTGTTGAATCAAAGGTATAATGGCAACTAGAAGTGGTGTAAAGATTGAATATCTGAATGATAGTGACGTTTGGACTGAAGAGACCGATCGTCTGAGCTTTGAATATACTGACACTATTCGCGGTAGAGCTAGACTAGTCAATATTCTTTTGTCTAATCGTCTGAATAACAAAGAGCCTAGGTATACGAATTACCGTAAGATTCGGGTTACAGAATGGCGTACGAATCGAGTCATTTTCTTAGGTAGAGTAGAATCTGTTGAGCCTAAATGGAGTGATACATATGGCCAATGTGTGAAGCTCGTAGCTAGAGATTCACTCTCAGAGCTATATGAGCGTAAAATAACCTCTGACTACTCTGATACACCTCGTACTCGTAGTGAGCTAATCGCTCAGATAATCTCAGACTATGCATATTCAGGTTCTCTGTCTACAGACATAGAGGCTTCCGGCTCCTCTGAAACAGTTGCTCCAGACTATTCTACGTCTGAGATGACGGTAATGTCAGCGATTTTTTCATTAGCTAAGGAGGATCCTTGGAGCGATGAAGAGTTTGGTGCTGTATGGAGATGGAACGGAGCAAGTTGGGATGATAATACAACTGAGGCTGCTAGTGAAGCAGGAACTCCGTTTAACTTCCTTGAAGATACAGAGGATTACTTCTACTTTGGATTGAATAATCCGTTTATTGGAATTCAGTTCGATCTCGATACTCTTGGCTCCTACGGAGCCTTTACATGGGAATATTGGAATGGTTCTGAATGGTCTACGCTCTCTCTAGAAACGACTCATGACTTCACCGCAGATGGAAAGATAGAGTTCATTCCTCCTTCAGATTGGGCTGCAAAAGCGTTCTCTAATGGAGATCCGCATGGAGCAGAGCCTCCAGATACAACAAGTAGATATTGGCTTCGTGTATCGGTAGATTCTGTAACTACTGCTGCAAGCTTCTACTATGCAATACCTCTAAGAGGCTATGGATATGAAGTTTGGGTTACGGACGATCCTACTCCAGTGTTTAAGTATGCTCGTAGAGGTAGTGTACCATCAGGAGGTCCGTCTGCCAATGGTTTGACTCTTGAGTACAAAGGCACTGCAGGTGATCAGACCATAAAGATCTTTAGTGATTATACCTTTCCCGTAGCATCTAAGGAACGATATACTAGAGTTACTGTTCGCGGAAAGGACAGTGATGGAGCGAAGGTAGAATCTACTGAGATTGACTCTGACCTCGAAGGCACCATAGAGATGGTGAAGGAATTTGTCGAAGAGGTCTACGGAGTTACTACCCTACCCTGGCATATTGCCAGACGAGAGCTAAGGCACTACTCAGTCAGTTAAGCAAGGAAGCTCTACGAGGTAATGTGACTATACCAGGATTTCCAAGGTACAAGATTTCAGGTTCGTGGAATGTTGTAAGAGCTGGAAATCTTGTACGAGTCAAATGTTCGAACTCGTTATTGGATGAAGACTTTCTTGTTCAAGAGATAAAGTATACTGAACCAGAAGGTATCGCTAAACTAAAATTGCTCAGCTTAGACGGTTGTTGGGAATTCTCTCCATTCGAGATAGAGTCGATCTTTTCAGGTCTCAGTCATTCAGTGATGAACTCTATGTCTAGAGCTGGTACGATTCAATCAGCTCCTTCGACTCCGTCTGGATGGTCCGCTTCTAATATAACAGCAAGTACTGGTAATAATCCTGACGGTACTAGTATCATCTATTTTGAAATTGAAGTTCCTCGAGTAGATGAGAATATTTCTGAATACATAGTAAGGTACAGAGTAAAGAATGCCTCTGAATGGAGAACGATTGTAGTTCCTCAGACAGAATCAGGAAATCCAGTTACTCAGACTCCTCCAGTTCTAGGAGGACAGACATATGAATTCGGTGTCAGATCAAGAGGAACATCTGGTCTTCTCTCAAGTTGGACCTCGACAGTTGAAAAGGCAGCCGTTGCTGACACTTCTGCTCCAGGAGCTCCATCGAATCTTTCTGCTACAGGAAGTTTCAAGTCGATCTTTCTCACTTGGGACAATCCTTCAGATAGTGATCTGAAGTATATCGAGGTTTGGGAGTCTGATACGAACGACCGAAGTGCAGCATCAAGAATCGCAGTAGTCTTTACAGACTTCTTCTCTAGAGGCGGCCTCGGAAATAATGTCACAAAGTACTATTGGATTCGAGGAGTGGATGCTACTGGTAATGAGGGAGCCTGGCATCCTACAGGTTCAACGGCAGGTGTTAGCGCAACTACACTAGTCATAGGTTCTACTGATGTTGATGATTTTGCAATAACCGCTTCTAAGATACACAACAAGGTTCCAGTACTTTCAGGAGATTCTTGGACAGACAATTCACCTTCAGCAGGATCTGTTGCTTGGAATGAGCACTCACTCTATTACAACGGAGTTGAGTACACGATATCTGCTGGAAGCACGAGCGACAAATACATTTACTGGACCGGAGGTACCTCCTATTCAACTTCTAATACGAATCCATCATCAGCCACTCTTGGAGATGATGGCTTTGTTATTGCTACCAATATCAATGGAGCTCATGACCTCGCCTGGAATGCGATCGCGAATGAGATAATTGGCAATGCCTACATCGAAAGTATCACCGCAGAAAAAATAACTGCTGGAGATATCGCTACGGCGAGATTGAGTGCACATGCAGCAGACGGTGTCAATGCTGGCACTATTGCTATCTCTGCAGATAAACTGGCTGTTACAGGTACAACAACCTTCGCGAGCGGTAAGACTCTTGCTGAAGAGATAAACAACGGTGTCACAACGATAGATGGTGGAAAGATAACTACCGGTACGATCGAAGCTAATCGCTTGGATGTTTCAACACTTGATGCGATTACAGCTAATATGGGTACGTTGACTGCCGGTGAAATTCGATTAGGTACAGGCACTGTAGGCACGGACTTCGCAGGTATTAGAATCTACAATGCTGGCACAGAAGTCTCTCCTGACTACAGAGTTTCGAGTTGGTCTGCTCCTGGAGGAACAGAAACTCTCAACGTCTATTTGGATAGTGATGGGCTTACTGTTATTGGTGAAAAGGTATACTTCAAAAACATATTAGGGGCTGATAGAGGAAAGGTCTTCGGTGCTTCAGGAGAATTTCTGGTGGTCAGTGCTGAGGATGATTTGCTTCTTGATGCTGACCTTATTGATATTCGTGGCCCTGATGGAGCGTACTTCTCGATTTCGTCATCTCTAACCAGATTTCTTAAGATTTATGAATATGATGGTGATGCATACATAACGAATGTTGAAGACATAGGTGATTCACCATCCGATCTATCATCAACTGATATAGTTATATACTCTGGAAATGACATCAAATTAAGTTGTGAGCATTACGTTTCTTTAAACTTATCTACTGACATAGATGAGAGTGTTGAACCATATTCTGACTTCACTAGCAGTGCTTTGCTTCTTGAAGATGGTGATGATGTTGTTGTAGTTACGGATGATCTTCTATGTGTATATAAGCTGCTTATGGGTGGAGACATACAAGCGTCAGACAGTGAAGCTGAGGATATCGGTGACTTAAACGCATTCGATAATATATTTTGTGATGATTTGACTACCTCTACAGGGTCGTATGATGAACTTGATGACATAGCCATCATAAAGAGGATTACGGACCGTGGAGATAGAATGTATGATAGGGAAACTCTGCCTGCTGAAATGAAGATAGACAAAGAACAGTATGTTGAAAAGAATCTAGCAAAATATTCAAAACACGTAATCGAGAAACATGAGCATCTGCAGCAGAAATTGGAAGAATTAACTAAGGCACTTGCTGTCGAAATGAATGCTTCTAAACGAGCGAAGATACAAAAATCTATAGATATGATAGAATCAAAGCAGAAGTCTTTGGGAGCGAATATTGACAAGGTTGAAGAGGACCTTTGGAAGAAAGCTGAAGAAAAGTATCAAAAATATGTGAAGATAGGACCAGCAGTCGGTTTAGCTCTCGGAGGTCTGAAGCAGTTGGCCTTACGAGTTGAGGAATTAGAAAGGAGGTTAGATAATGGACTCGGAATCACTTAAGAAACTCATCAACGAAGTGAATGATGAAATGAAGGCTCTTGTTGATGAGTATAATTCTCTTGTAGAGACAATCAAGAAGGCTCAATCAAGGCAGAACGAAATAACAAAACAGCTTCTTAGGTTAGAAGGCAAAGGACAAGCGATAAAGGAACTACAAGGAGGTAAAGAAGAATGAACGATGGTAAAGCTTGGGTTCGCCAGTGGATTGCGATTGCATTTACATTCGGTTTGTTAGGTATAACTACATTTGCTCTTTGGGGTGGAGTTGAGACAAATATGGAGGTCTTCTGGTCCTTCTTTACTGTAGCTACAGGCTATATCGGTTGGTTCTTCAAGAGTAGGGAAGACGAAAAGAGAGCACTTCGAGAAATGCTGAAAGAGAAGCTGAACCAAAAAAGCAAATAGCTTGATATAATAATCAAGTCAATAACTCAGCAAAGGAGGTTGCCGATTAACGAGACTATCAGAGTTTCTCATGTTCTTGATAATGGTGAGCTAGTGTGTTGGTGTCCGTTTCATTCAGATTCTAATCCTTCACTTTATGTTAATCCATCAAAAGGTGTTGCACACTGCTTTGCAGGTTGCTATAGTGGAGACATCGTAGGTCTTGTAGCTATGTTGAGAGAGACAAATCGCCTAATGGCTAGATCTGAATTGTATGAGGCCTTCGATTTTGACAATCTGACAGACCTCTCACGATTGCCAGCACAAGATGTGACGACTGAGAAACACATTGATGCAATCAAATGGTTCACTGACCAAGGATTCACCTTGAGGACAGCATATTACTGGAAGGTTGAATTCAATGACACATCGTTTACTCTTCCTATTCGTAATGTGAATTCAAAAATTCTAGCATATATCACTAGGAATCTTGTCTCCTTTCCGAAGTATGTAATGTCGAAGGGATTCAAGAAAAATGTCCTCTTCGGTTTGTTAGTGAAGGTGTTCTTGATTGTTTGTGGTTGTGGCAGAACGGATTCAATAATGTTTCATTGTTAGGAGCTCATCCATCATTAGAGCAACTATCTCAATTGAAAGAGTTGAATCCAGGTTGGTTCATCTTTGATGATGACATAGCAGGACAAAAGGGAGTTGAATACACAAGAACATTTTTTCCAGATGCGAAGTTTCTCTTATTCAATGTGAGAGAGCTCAATAAAGAACAAATTATGGAGGTTTTGTAGATGGAAGGACAAACTTACGGATCATTAATCTCTGGTCTGGAACAGCTGAAGAAGCGCTCAGAGGAAATTCAGAAGGCTAGAGAGGCTATGAGAAACTCGAATCTTGAGTTGAGATTGAAAGCCGATGAAATAGCACATATTAGAATTCTAAGTGATGCACCAGACATTCAGACAGGATTGTTCCATAGAGTTGCACGTCAAACTCCTTCAGGAAAGACTTTTACAGAAGAGATTTTCTGTCCGATGCCTGACAAAGAGTGCCAGTTCTGCTTGAGTGAGAACTCTGATATTCGATCTCGCAGAGCTAAAATCTTCATTTGGGTGTATCTCTATTACATTCTACACAAGAAGCCGATTCAAGGAGTTGAGACTGAAGAGGTCTCTCGTGCAGGGATGAGGTTCTACAAAGAGACCGTCAATAACCTTAGATACATCCGAACTGGTGAAGGTTGGGGAGGATACATTTCAAGCAAGTTCATCCAGTTGTACCAGAAGTATGGTACTCTCTGTGATAGAGATTACGAATGGATTAGGCAAGGAGATTCGATGACAAATACCGTATATGACATCCTGCCAGAAGATCCGACACCGATTCCTGATGAGGTTAAGAAGGTGATTGAAAAGTTACCTCCTTTGAGCAAGCTCGTAAAGGGAGAACCGATTGAGTTCGACGGTCAGATTATAGGTGAGGGTCAGTCTGGTGGTGAGAGTGCTAAAGAAGAAGAAATCCCTCTACTTGAACGTCTGAAGAGGGAGAGAGGAGGATAATGAAGGTTACTGTAGGAGTCGGCTTTACACTTCTAATAGGACCTAGAAGAAATGCCAATAATGAATACATTCGTCCTCAAGTTGTGTTCTCAGATATCGATCTTGATGGAGATGTTGAGAAGCAGCTTGAGGATGCGAGAGAGGCAACTCGTAAGATTTTTGACGAGGTAGTTGACATCACACTTGAGAGAGTTAACATGTTGGCTAATCAAGACCTCTCTCCAGATCTAATGAAGGTTTTCTATCAAATTGATGAAAAATTGAAGGAGCTAGAGAATGGACTTATTGAAGTTGCAGGAAGAGTACCTGAGAAAAAAGTTCGGAAGAAAACCGAATCCTAAAGACGCCGCGTTAGGTTTGGTTGGAGAGATCGGAGAGCTTGTTTGTAATTCAACCTTTCTGCCGTGGAAGAAACAAGATTCGTTAGAGAATATTAAGGAAGAGCTGATTGACTGTCTCTTCTTCCTATTGGAGCTATTCATCTGCTTTGATATGGATCAGGACGAAGTGAACAAGAGGTATTGTGATAAACTTGAGCATAACTTGAAGCGAGACGATCATGTGAGGTACTAGATGTTCAAGCAAGAAGTAGTGTTTGTCGAAGGTGTAAACGGCACAGGAAAGGACTATTTTCTCGAGAAGTCTCGAGAGTACTTTCCTAATGTGATTCCATACTATGCTCCTAAGAGTAATTTCTCAATACCGATAAATGACTCCTTCGTTACATTCAATACAATATTCAGGAGTATTGAGATGAACGGAGGCAAACCGTCCTTCATTTATAGGTCTCCAATAACGGAACTTGTCTATGATAGGTATTTCGGACGAGACCTCTCTGGAGCAGAGCGTCTATTGAAATTGTTTTTCGAGTTTTTGACTTCAGATGTTTATACCTCTCGTGTAGTGTACTTGAAGCCACTTCATTGGTCAGTTGTGCAACAGAGAAGGCCGTCTATGAAGGAGGAAGACCTTTGTCTGCTTGATCGGATGTATCATGAAGAATTCGCAAAATATGGAGTGAGCATTATCTATCTAGAGGAATTCGACTCTCTACTGAAGAGGTTGGACCATCAGATTGAATCGCTGCCAGAGAAATTCGTTCTCGTTGATGTTGATAACACGTATTATCAATATGGAGGCAGTGAAGAGAACTTTAGAGAGTCTATTCCAGTTTCTCTGTGGGAGCCAAAGGAGAGTGTTTCACTAGCAAGCATTTTCATTTCTGGAAGGCCTCATGAAGAGATCGGAGCATTGCAATCTCCATTCTACGAGATTCTCAGGTCGTCGGTTAGTTATAAGTACTCACTAATCAAGAGATTGCTTGAAACGACCGACAAGAAGTTCATCCTGTATGATGACTATCTCTATATCCTAACACTCCTATATGAGCATTTCGATTTGTCACTTGATAAGGTTGATGGAAAGAATATATGGAGGCTTTCAAATTGCTGACCATACCTTCGTACAAGCTTTCGTACTACACGAAAAGACCTGATTGGATGTCAAGGATTCTTGAGTCTAAATCTCAATATGTCTCAAATATTGTGGATAATGTCGAAGGTATTCTCTTTCCAGGATTCTACGGTGATAATCCAGAATACGAGGTTTTCTACAGGGAGAATCTCATGGAGAAGTTCACTCCTCCTAGAGGAAATCTAGGCGGAGAATATGCTGTAATAGGAATTGCTCCAGGATATAGTGACAAATCGTTCGGAGAATCTGTGATGCTCTTCGGCCCATCATCAGAAATCTTCCATCGGTTACTTGCAAAGCTCGATATCTATCCGTATTTTACGAATCTCTTCAAGGAGCCGTACGAGAAGAATCGTGTTCCTTCAGAGACTTCAGAAGAAACTGCTGAAGCGCTCGCTCTATTGAAGAAGGAGTTATCGATCATCCTTCCGAAGACAGTCATCTTTCTAGGTAAATATCCTCATTACGAGCCGATTAAAGAATTCCTTAGTTCAAAGAATCAGAAGCATGTTACAATCTATCATCCATCATATGTGAATAAAACAGGAACATTCGATGAATGGTTCGTGTCTACTAAGCAGAAACTTATGAGTCTAAAGGAGGAGAAATGAAAGCTCTGTACGGTTATTTCGGAGAGATTACTGAACACAATTTGAAGTATCCAGGACATCCTCTATATCAGTTGAATTTGCTCTCTTCGTTGAGCAACTATTTCGGTATAGACAAGTTCGATATACTTCACTATACTGATGATGAGGATCGCAACGGTATCTCTATTCATGCAGATCTTCGGTCTAGTCTTCTTGAATCTCTTGTGGGAGATCGGTACCGAGGTGTGCTTCCTTCAGAATTGGACTACGACATAGTGATTCTTAAGCATCGCTTTCGCAACTTGTCTAGACTCCATGATACAAGGTTGAGTGATGTTTCTATCTATGAAGAGATGCTTGATGTCTGCAGACATAACGGTATTCCAACATATGTCATCGATTCCGATTTTTCTATTCATCCGTCATTCTGGAGGAGATTTCCTCATGTGAAGATTCTGTCGTTTGCGGACAATCTGGATATCTATCCTAGAGATGTAGATGTCACGAAACTCTCGCCGACCTCAGACGTTCTTCTTAGGATGATTCCTACGGAGGCAACAAATCGTCCTCATGATTGTTTCGTCTATGATGGAAATCCGTATTTTAAGGATTCGATGTTAATTGAGAGCATGGAAGTTCTTCTCAGAAGTGACTCAATGATTGAGGAAGGCTTGATTCTAGGGAAAGGCTGGAAGGAATATCCGATCTATGTTAGTAGACCAGTAGAACACTTTGGAAGGGATCGTAGAATTGAGTTTTACAAGAAGGCTCTTATGCGTGGAGCATGCACAGTAAATATAACTAAGAAGGCGTATGAGGAGAATAGATTCGTCTCTCCTAGGATCGTCGAAGCATTTATTCTTGGAGTATTTCCATTAGTTCCTAGCGGATACACCTTCATGCCAGAAGACCTTCGGTTCTCTTCTATCTCAGAACTAAGAGAGAAAGCCTTTTTCTTCTGTGAAACATATAATCCGAATTTGCTCCTAAAGTATGCATATGAAATGTTCCGAGAGCTGCGAAGTCTTGGATTCGAGGGAATTCACGATGAGCTATAGAAACACGTTCGTACAAGATTCAATTGACCTTCTCTATAGAGACTTGGCATATGAGATACTCCATAATGGAGAAGATGTCACTGCGAGAGGTCTCAAGTTCAAGGAGATTCGATTCATTCATGCTATCTTGAATGACCCATTAAATAGGATTGTGACTAATCCATCGAGGCAGATCAGTAAAAAGTTCGCTATGGCAGAGTTCATCTGGATGATGAATGGGCAAGACGATCTTGAGATGATTTCGTACTACAATCGACGAATGAAGAACTTCTCAGATGACGATAAGATTCTTCATGGAGCATATGGTCCAAGGCTTAGAAATTGGCCTATAGAGGGAGAGACCTTCGGATTGGACCAAATTGGAGATTGCCTTGGTCGGTTGCAAAGAGACATCTACACCCGTCAAGCTGTGATTGTCATCCTCAATCCTGGAAGAGACTTCACAGTTAGAACAAAAGATATTCCATGTAATGACCTCCTCCAATTTATGTATCGAGAACATAGGCTTGATCTAGCGTGTTATGTTCGATCAAATGACCTTCTTTGGGGAGTGCCGTATGACATCTTTCACTGGACTATGTTGCAAGAGCTCTTTGCTAAGATTCTGAAGGTTCCTGTTGGTAGGTATCATCACTTTGTAGGTAGTATGCATATTTATGAGAAGGACTACGGTAAATTCGGAGAAATCATTAGGAATACACCTATGACTAAAGGGATGCCTGAAATGCCTCCTCATGATGACTTGAGCATTCTCAAGAAGCTCGCTCAAGCAGAAAAATCACATAGATGTGGTCTCAAAACGAAAGTGTCACTTCCAGACTATTGGAAGAATCTTCTTTCGTGGTTGGAGATGTGATGATCGACATTGAGAAACTCTACTTAGAAGGTATTAAGTCTGACTTCATTGCAGTAGATACTGAAACTACAGGTTTGAACTGGCAAATTGCAGAACTTGTAGGAGTAGGTATCGGAAATCTCGAATGGTGTTATTGGGTTCCAGGAGACATGTTCAAAGAATATCATTATGTGTTTGAAGACCTGTTTGAAAAGGTTCCTGTCGTAATGCATAATGCTAAATACGACCTTCACATTCTCGATAAGTATATGGACAACAAGGTTCTTGAGAACATGACTCTACACGACACCATGATTATGTCAGCGCTTCTAGACGAGAATACCTCTCATACTCTTCAAGGTCTGATACAGCAAAGGTTCGGTTTGTTCAGAGATGAAAAGAATGTCGGTAAGATGAATGAAAGTGAACTCGCTGAGCACTGTTTGAAGGACGTATTTGATACAGCGGTTCTCTTCAAAGAATTCACGCCAGAGATTACTCAAAATGACCTCGAGAATGCCTATTTAGTTGAAAGGCAAATGGTTAAGGTCCTTTGGCAAATGGAGAAGAAAGGAGTGCTTATAGACGTGAAGTACCTTGAAGAGTTCAGAGAAAAGCTCATCAAGGAGATCGAGGAGCTGAAGAGGACCTTTCCTCCAGACTTGAACCTAATCTCTCCGAAGCAAGTAGGAAAATATCTATTTGAGACACTAAAGCTGACTCCAAAAGGTTATACAAAGAAAGGAACTCCGTCTACGGATGAGAAGTTTTTATCGTTGATGCCTGATGAGGAAGCGAAAAGGATCGTACATTTCAGAGAATTGTCGCATACTCTCTCTACTTTTGTTGATGCGTATTTGTCTCAAATTGATAAGTCAAATCGGCTACATTGTGAGTTCAAGCAGCTTGGAGCTCGCACAGGTAGAATGAGCTGTAAAAAGCCCAATTTGCAGCAAGTTGCTAAAGAAGAGGCCGTACGAAGAATCTTTATCGGTGAAGAAAATATACTTGCGGCAGATTATCACCAGATGGAAGCAGTATTGTACGCGCATTTCTCTGGTGATGAAAAGTTTATACAGATGTTCTATGACAATCCGGATGTCTATTCCGTATTTGCATCACAGATCTTTCATGTTCCGATAGATAAAGTTCGAGAACCTTGTGTAATCATTCAAGACAAGACCTATCGAGATGTCGCGAAAGGCATCGTTTTAGGTATGATGTACGGTATGGGAGAAAAGAAATTCAAAGAAATAACTGGAGAAGCGTTGTTTCCTGAGTTGTTAGAGAAGTTCCCCGTATTGTACAATTACGGTAGGCAAGTAAGTGTTTTCACGATGGAGAATGGATATGTTCGAACTCTTCTTGGAAGATATCGACATCTACCTCCTCATGCAGCCTATAAAGGTGTGAATGCGAAGGTTCAAGGAAGCGCTTCAGATGTAGTCAAACTTGTGATGATTTCACTGCCGAAGAGTATTCAAGAGAGGATGTTGATTCAGGTTCACGATGAATTACTGTTTGAGAATATCACGTCAGATGAGGCAAACATTATTAGGGAATGTATGACTGACTTTAATTTGAAAGTACCATTGAAAGTAAATATAGGTATAGGACCTAATTGGTGGGAGGCAAGCGAGAATGCAACATTATTCGCATAGGCTCTCTTGGGATGAGTATTTCTGTAAGTTCGTAGAGATTGCTGAGCAACGAAGTTCCTGCTTGCGAAGACAAGTTGGAGCAGTATTAGTAAAGGATAGAGCAATAATTTCAATTGCATACAATGGAGCACCTTCAGGTATTCCTGAGTGCAAAGTTTGTGTCAGAGAAGGGTCAGATTCAGGATACAACCTCGACAATTGTCTAGCAGTCCATGCTGAAGTGAATGCGATACTCCTAGCCGCTAAGTTCGGCCGGAGCTCGGACGGAGCTGTCTTA